GTGGTTAAGGAACTCTTAAGCGCGGTACAGCGGATTATCATCGGCGGCGACTACCGGATGGTTGTCGATGTAACGCTGGTTGACGCCAAGTCGGGCGCGGTGATTGTGGCCTACCCTGAGATGACGCATGTGGTGCCGGCCTTGAACGGGTGGGCCGGTGCGCTCGTTCAGGCTGCCCATGATGCATCCAATCCGCCCGGAGACCGCGTGGTCAACGGCTTCGTCGAAAAGTACAGGGTCGGGCTCGTCAAGATCTGATGCGTTGTTGGCGCCGAACGATTCAGAAACATTTTGGTGTGTGAGCGTGGCTGGCGAGCCGAACGGCGCGAAGTCCTGCGGCATCGCCACCTTGATGACTTTCGCCTTCAGGATGTCGTCGAGGGCGCCGGCCCGCGCCGCCGAAGCGGCCGACAGCGTGAAGATGCCGAAAAAGCGGCACGGATTGCGAGGGATGCAGGCTTCATGACGGTCTCCCGGAGGCCTTGGGATTTCTGCGGCCCTCGGACCTCGGGGAGAACTGGGCCTGTTCCGCGGGATGGCCGTCCTTGCAAAGCGCCCATCGGTAAGGCATATCCGCGCGGCTGCGGGGCACCGCTGCATCGCTGTAGGAGTGTAGCTCAACTGGCTAGAGCACCGGTCTCCAAAACCGGGGGTTGGGGGTTCGAGTCCCTCCACTCCTGCCAGCCGTGGGTCTAACGTATTGATTTTGCAGGAGTGGGTCACTTTTGGGTGACAGAGTGGGCCACTTCATCCGTTCTCACTCCATTCCGGTTGCGCGTGCGAGCTTCGGCATCGCCTCCGCCGCCATGCGCTTTCGGTTCGCCGCCTGGAAATAGACTTCCGCCTGCCTCGCCGTGGTCCAGTCGTAGATCGCCATGAGCTGCGGGACGGTAGCGCCTTCTTCGGCCAGCATGGTGGCACCGGCCTTGCGCAGCCCGTGCGCGGTGCAGTGCGCTAGGCCGGCTTCGTCGCACCATTCCCGGATCTTGTTGCCGAAGCCCTTGTTCGAGAACGGCTTGCCATAGTCGGTCACAAGGAAGGTCAGGTCGCCGCAGGGCCCGGCGTCGATGGCGCGCTGCAGCGGCGGCAGCACCGGCTTGTAGGTGATGTCCCGGCGCAGGTGCGCGGTCTTGTGGGGGGCGTAGCCGAATTCGCCATTGCGCAGGTGCTGGCGGCCGTATTTCGCGGTGTCGCTCGGGCGGCCGCCCAGGAACAGCAGCAGGCAGCCGGCGAGATGGGCCTTGGTACCGATCGGGTGAAACGACAGGAAATGCCGCGCCTCGTCGACCGTCCAGGTGTGGAATCCGGAGGTCGCGTATTTTTTGCGGCGCACGTCCCGGCACGGATTGATCGTCACGTTGCCTTCGTCGTTCTCGATCGCCCATCCGAACATGGCGGAGAGATATTTGCGGCGGTTGTTGGCGGCGCCTGGCAGGCCTGGCTTGCGATCACGCAGCAGCTTGATATGCCGCGCCGTCAGATGTGCCAGCGGGCAATCCCGCATCAGGTCCGGGCTGCCGGTCTTGCGGGGCTCGATCAGGCAGGATTCGATCACGGCGCGTCGGGTCTTCTGCGAGTCCTTCTCGAGGTTGCCGAATTCTTCGGAGCCGAAATAGCGCAGCGCCAGCCACCCGAGCGTCAGCTTGAGGGCACCCGCGCGCGGCGGCTTTGCGAGTCCTGCGCGCCTGGCATTCAATTCCGCGAGGCCCTCGTTGTAGGCCAGCGTGAATGCCGGCGTCCCGGGCCGCTCCCTGATCCTGATCTTGTGCTTGTAGCGGCGCACGTAATAGCGCCTGCGGCCGTAACGGTCGTCGTCGGCATAGAGATAGGGCAGGTCTATTTCCATGGCGGAACTCATGCCTCGATATCGGCCCAGCGGGCCGCCTCATCGGGGGCGAGTGTAGCATTGGAAACGTCTTCCGGTTCGGGGTCGCCGGGGGTGCACACAAGAACGGTTCCGTCCGGCCGGATGCCTCTCACCTTCAGGCCGGCCTTCTGGGCCGCGCGGATCGCGCGCCGGACGGTCGCCTCGGTGAAGGGCAGCTTCGCCGTCACCACCCCCTCCATGGCAGCCCGGAGGGGAGGGCCAGAGAATTCAGCCGTAAGGGCTTGCGGGAGGCTTGGGCGAAAGCTCTACGATCCAACGAGACCCGCCACATTCGCGGACCTCTTTGACGAAATAGCTTTGGCCCCTGTATTGCACGCCCGTTGCATCGGGGTATTGCGCGCGCATGCAGATGGCGGCGATGTCTGGATCGCTGGTGACGAATTCCAACTCCATCACCGAATCCAATCCTTGACGCGCCCGAGTTCCGGCCTGTTCGCGAGTTGCCATGGCGACCAATTTCCTCGAATCTGACGATGTTAGCAATCGCGTTCACGACCCCCTCCATGGCAGCCCGGTCCTGCGGTCCACGGGATCTGAATAGGGGCGTAGAGGCTTTCTGACGCCCGAAGCCTTCGTGCCAGCCATCGGCCGCCACTGATAGGGCTTGATGTTGCGCGATCGATCCGCGAGTCGCTTTGTGTCGGCGACATGCTGCTGATCGTAGTGATGGGTCTTATAGCGCCAGCATGTCTTGGTCAGGACGGCGCAATTCGAGAGGACCGGATCGCCGCCAGCTCCATCCTCGATCACATGCTCATAGAAGGTGTTGCCTTCGCCCAGCGGTCGCCCGCACGGCTTTGCGAACACATGCGGGATCAAATGACACTCGCAGATTCCACCGGAGCGCTGGTAGGCTTCTCGCTTCACAGGGGAGGGGAATTCGCGGCGGGTGGTCATGCGACCGCTCCTGCGAAGCTGAACAGGTCCGGTTCGCGCGGGGCGATCTCCGTCGCCTCGCCGCCCCACTGATCCGCCATGGCGTCGGCGATGCCCTGGAATGTCCGGCTTCTCTGTTTCCAGCGCTCCGGTCCAGGCGACGCGCGATGAATGGCAGACCATGCCTTGTGTTCGTCGGTGCCGGGCCGCGGCGGAGTCAGCCTGTTCGTCGGCAGAAGTGCCGGGAGTGCCTTGAGGTAGAGCCCGGTGGCCTTGAAAGCCTTCTCGCCGAACCACCATGGCTGAACGGTCTGCGTCGCCGGCCGATAGTTTCTGATGCGCGCCTTCGCGTGCTTGTGCATCACCGGGTTCTCGACCGCGATCCGTTCGATCGGTGCATTCCAGCAGGCTGAAAACAGGCTCGCCGCTTCGTCGAGTTCGCGCCACATGTCGTCAAGGGCGCGACCGGGCGGCGGCGTCGAAAGCCAGCGCACCCCGGAATTGCACAGGCGCGTGCAGGGCGGGTGAAGCACCGCCAGCAAGTCCCAGCCATCGTTCAGATGGTCGCGAATATCGCCGACGATATGCTTGTTGCTGCGGTCTTCTGCGGGCAGCAGGTCGCAGGACCATGCGTCGTGGCCGCGAGCTGCGAAGGCGCGCCGAACCGCGCCGGAATATTCGCAGCCGATCAGCACCCTCACCACGCCCTCCCATGCCGCAGCACGCGCTGGGAGCGTCCGCGTTCGTCCTTATCGTCGAACAGGTCTTTCTCGATCTGGAAGTCGGTAAGATGATCGAAGCATACCGGGTCGCCGTCCGTTGTCGTCGCGACGGATTCTCTCTTGCATTCACGGTGAGAGCAGAGGGGTTTGGGGATCATGCCTTCACCACGATGATCTTGTCGGGGTGAACCTTCTCGGCAAGTTCGGAAAGCGGATCGATGCGCTCGTGCTGATCGCGTGTCAGCTTCGGGACCGGCAGGCGGTCGCCGTAGATCGCCTTCTGATCAGCGAGCCATGCCTTGAACGTCTCCGGCGTGATCTTCGCTTCCTCGTCGATCTCTGCGAGCTGCGGATGCATCGCCAGGATGACCGGCCTGGCTTCGCCGCAGACGCGCGGCAATTGGTGGGTGAACAGGCTTTCGCCCGTCATGTAATTGAGGATTTTGTAGACGCCGCCGATGCCGTCCAGCGACACGATGCGGCCCGTAGTGACAGAGAGAATGTCTCCCAGATCAAATTCAAGATTGTCGCTCATCCGTCTCCTCCAAACTTCTTCCCGACCTCCGCGACCGCGCGGTCGAGGGCTTCGCTCTTGATCTGACGTTTCGGTGCGCCGGCGGCTTCCGCCAGATGCTGCTGGATGAAATCAAAATGCCGCTCGCGCTGACATTGCTGGCCGCTGTAGAGCGAGCGGGACCATCCGCACGAGCAATGCGCGATCTCGTGCTTGAAGGATCGGATCTCGGTGTAGATCGAGTGCAGGCCGATTTCCTTCGCGATCCGGCGCGCGACGATGCGGGCATAGCCCTTGCCGTCGTCAGTGAGGCGGTGCCAGATCGTGTCCGGCTGGCGCTCGGCAAGACCGAGGCTGCGCAGCAGCGCGAATTCCTGCCGGCCGAACCGGACGGTGGAATTCTTCAGGGCTTTCGTCACGGCCTTCGCTACCGCATCGAAGGACATCGATATCAGGGCGGCCTGTGCCGCATTCGGGATGTCGTCGATCTCGATATGGGGGAGGGGCCTTGCGGGTGCGGGTGCGCCGCCCATCGCGATGCGATCGAGCTCGCGCAATTGCGCGTCGCTCATGCGGGCAAGTCTCGATATCGATATCTGGATGGCAGGGTAGTTCGACATGACGCTACTCCACAACGCTACGGGACAAGGCAAAGCAGCCGGCGCATTGGCGCGCACGGCCGCTAAGGTAAATGATGTCATGCTTTTCGGGTTGACACATACAGGCGCTAGCGCTAGAACCATGGGGCTTTCCGGGCAATCCCGCCCGGCTCCTGTGGAGGGTTAGATGGCCGACAAATTCGGATGGGATGACAACTTCGGAAACAATCCCGCGCCGTCGCGGCACAAGACGCTTAAGCCGTTGGAACCGTTGCTGCCGGGCGAAACGCGCTCGGAATATCTTGATCGGCTGGACCGTGCGGAGGCCGGAAAACCGCAACAGCTTGTCGCCCGCATCAAGCGGAGCAGCAAATACGCCTATCAGGCGCCGAAAGGCGGATGGTTCGATGTCCGCGTTGTGCCGGACATGGGCTATGGCCTGCGCGGCAACAATAACAACTACCGCTTTGCCGATGTCGCTTTCGGCGTCCGGCTCGACGACGGGACAATCGTCGAACTGGGCAGCGGCAAGAGGGGTTGAGCCATGGCCAAACCCTATCTGCCGGGCCGCGACGTAGAGATCGATGAGGATGAGTTCGCGTTGTTCTGCGAAATGACCGAAGAACAGGTCGAGGCCGAAGGCGACCGCGCCAATAAAGACTTCGCTGCCATGCTCGACCGCATGACCCCGCTTGAGGAATACCGGTTCTGGCGGCGCTACATCTTGCAGAACATTATTGATAACCGGCGGCGGCTCCGAAATCCGACCTTGGCGCGGATTGAGATCATTGACCAGTTGTGGCGCGACGGGATTAAGAAGTCGCAACACAGCCTGCTCAAACACCGTCACCACCTGCGAACCGGCATTTGGCCGGGAGGGGCGTAAGCCATGCCTCCCCACGCCGACGTTCTCCAATGGGAACACCTGCCGTTCCCCAAATCTCTCAGAGACTTCCAGCAGCTCTTTCCCGACGATGATGCGTGTGCCCGATACCTGGAGGGTGCGAAATGGCCCAAGGGGTTCGTCTGCCCGCACTGCGGCGAAAAGGGCGAGCCGTTCCGCATGGCGACGCGGACCAGCGTCTTGACGTGCCGCAAATGCCGCAAGCAAACGAGCCTCACGGTCGGGACCGTGATGGCGCGCACGCATTCGCCCCTGACTACATGGTTTTGGGGTGCGTATCTGGTCGCCACCATGACGCCCGGAATCTCGACGGTGCAGTTTCAGCGGCAACTCGACCTGACGCGCGAGACGGCTTTCCAAATACTGCACAAGCTGCGCGCGGGGATGGTCCGGCAGAACCGCGACCGCATCGGCGGCAACCTTGGGCGCGGCGATCACGTCGAGGTTGACGAGACTTACATCGGCGGCGCGGTTCGCGGCCAAGGGCGCGGTCCGCAAGATCAGACCCTCGTCATGGCCGCTGTAGAGGTCCGCACCCGGCCGGCCAAGAGGGGCGACAAGCCCATGCGGCGCGGCGGGCGCTACGCTGGCCGGTTGCGGCTGGAAATCATCCCCAATCGCGGCGCGCGCGCCCTGACAGGCTTTGTAGAACAAGCGGTTGAGCCCGGCGCGATGGTCATCACAGACGGCGCGCCGGGCTACGCCACGCTTGGCAAGCTCGGCTATCAGCACTTGCCGGTTGTCGAGGGTAGCAACCCGGACGTGGCGGAAGAATACCTGCCCATCGTCCACTTGGTTTTCAGCAACCTCAAAGCTTGGCTGCAAGGCACTCACCACGGGCGCGTCAGCCCTAAGCACCTGCAAGCCTACCTCAACGAGTTCGTGTTCCGCTTTAACCGGCGCTTTTACCCGTTCAATTCGTTCCGCTCTTTGCTCGGCATCGGCGCGAACGGCGAAAGCCCGACCTATGACGGGCTTTACGAAGGCACTTGGAAACATCCGACGATGGCTAGTCATCATGACTGACCGTCAACCCGTGGGGCTTGTATGTGGAAACCCGAAAAGCATGAATGATGTTTTGAATGAGCGATGGTGACTGCCGGCTCCCGCGCGAAAGCGTTCCGGCTTTACGGCATGATGGCGGCCCTCCGTTGATCTCGAAATTCGGAAAAGGACCGGACGGGCGGGGAATGCAGTCACCCGTCCGGCCCAGGTGCCGCCGCACCTCGCGGGATTGCGAAGCCTGATTACGGCGGAGAAAACAGAAGCGGCAGGCGAATGCGTTACATCCGCGCTCTTCACCTGCCGCTGATGGGGTGACTTACGCAACGCGGTCACCGAGTTCTTGATGAAACGAAAAACGCCATGCCGCATCCGCTGAAGGCGATGGTGGCAACGGTCTGGCTGTCGAAGTGATGGCCGAACAGGCTTGCTATCGCGCAACCCAAACAGACCATTGAGTAGACGAAATCGATCTGTCTACCCATCACGCCCCTCCCTGTTCTTTGGAGCGGGCGAGGGCGGCGTCGATCATCTCATGCTTATCCGGTTTGAACATACGACCCCCAAAGGTTGATTAGTCATGATGGCTTGCCATCGTCGGATGCTTCCAAGTTCCTTCGTAAATCCCGTCATAGGTCGGGCCTTCGCCGTTCGTGCCGATGCCGAGCAGCGAGCGGAAGGCGTTGAACGGATAGAAGCGGCGATTGAACCGGAACGTGAACTCGTTGAGGTAGGCTTGCAGGTGCTGCGGCTCGACGCGCCCGTGGTGCGTCCCTTGCAGCCATGCTTTGAGGTTCGAAAAGACAAGGTGGACGATCGGCAGGTATTCTTCGGCCACGGCCGGGTCATTTGCCTCAACAACCGGCAAGTGGTCATAGCCAAGCGCCTTGAGGCCGTTGTAGCCGCCCCAAGCGTCCGTGATGACCATCGCACCCGGCTCGACGGCCTGTTGCACAAAGGCGGTCAAGGACTTAGCGCCGCGCGTGGGGACGATTTCCAGCCGCAGGCGGCCCGCGTAGCGCCCGCCGCGACGGGTCGGCTTGTCGCCCTTCTTGGGCGGCCGGGATCGGACTTCGACGGCGGCCATAACCAGCGTCTTTTCGTCCGCGTGGACGCCCTTGCCTTGGCCTCGCGTCACGCCACCGATGTAAGTTTCGTCGATCTCGACGTGATCGTTGCGGCCAAGGTTGCCGCCGATCCGGTCGCGACCCTGCCGCACCATGCCAGCGCGCAGCTTGTGCAGGATTTGGAAGGCGGTTTCGTACCGGCTCAGGCCAAGCTGGCGCTGGAACTGCACCGCCGACATGCCCGGCGTCATGCTCGACACCAGATAGGCTGCCCAAAACCAGATAGTCAGCGGCGTATGCGTCCGCTGCATCACGGTATCAACTGTCAGGGACGTTTGTTTACGGCAGGCGCGGCACGTCAAGACGCTGGTTCGCGTCGCCAATCGGAAGGGTTCGCCCTTCTCACCGCAATGCGGGCAGACGAAACCCTTGGGCCACTTCGCGCCCTCAAGATAACGGGCGCACGCGGCGTCGTCTTTGAACAACCGCTGGAAGTCCCTGAGAGATTTGGGGAACGGCAGGTGTTCCCATTGGAGCACGTCGGCATGGGGAGGCATGGCTTACCTGCCTTCCCCGACCAGCCGCGTGCACTCGGGCTGCTTGGCCATGTATTCGGCGCGCCGGACAAGGTTGGCCGCATCGTGCCGCAGTGGCTCATCCGAGTAGTACCAGCGGCGGAAAATCCCGCGCCACCCCGTCTGCTCAAGCGAAAACCGATGAAGCAGGCCAAGGCACTCCATGAGCAAGGTCCGATCGCTCATTTGGTAGGGTTGCGGATCAATCAGCGGCGGACGCACAACGTGCTCTTTAGGGCACGAAAAGCCGTCAGATGTGCTCTTAAGCGTCATGGTTCAAATCCTAACCTTCGCGATTGCGGCCTCAGCCCGCTCTACTGCCGTCTCGTATCGCGCCTCCCCACCAACTGGGGCCGTGTTCCCGGACGCTTCAATCAACTCCTTGAGCGCCCCAAGCAATTGGAGACGCTCAAACGCCACGCGCGCCAGGACAACGAACAGCGTCTCAATGTTGTGGTCGCCACGGTATTTTTGAGCGACGGCCGCAAGAATCTTCCCTTCTTCGGGTTCGAACGGTGCTGGCCTGTTATAATTTTCAATGAGATCAGCCTTAGCGGCTTCCGGCGTGGGGCCAAGGCCACAAACGCTGCCGGTGTCGTATGTGCCCCAACAAGCCGCCCAGCGATATTCGGAAGGGGCGTGCATTTGCTCGAAAACAGAGATCGTCTCAGGCATCTTATCCTCCAAAGGAGCCGGGCGGAATTGCCCGGAAAGTCCCATGGTTCTAGCATTAGGCGCTGTATGTGTCAACCGGATAAGCATGGATCATCTCAAGATCTTTTTGGAAGTCGGCGTAACGCGCATTCGCCTCATAGCTCGCTCGCATAGCGCGGCCCTGTACGTATTCGCGCGCTATCACCAGCGCCTTCACGAGATCGTCGTGGGAGTTGACGGCGCGGACGATCAGATCGGCGTCGGCTTTCATTCGGTTTGTGACCGAGCGGCCTTCGTTGTAGAGCGAACAGACCTCTGATCCTTCAGCAAATTCGTTTTTTGGATCGTGGCGGATAATGATCGTGTTGCTGTGCTCTTTCGCCGAACACCAAGGCGTCGGCGTATGCTCGCCCGCCTTCTCAATCCCCACGTCTTCCGTCTTTGCAAGGGGGAGGGTGTCGGTCATGGCTTGACCCAGTTCGTGACGTATTCGCGCGCGAGCCTAATTTCCTGAGCGCAGTCGTATGCAGCAAGGAAGCGACTTACTCGCGCGATTTTGGCTTGCTCGGCTTCCGAAAGCTCAATGTCGCAACCTGCATTCATCAGGTGGACCAAAACCTGATCGCGGTATGGTGCGCGGCTGAGACCCTTAACGGTGCCTGTGTAAAGCCCCATCACCCCCTCCATCCGATCTGCACCACGACCGCGATCATTGCGACCATGAGAGCAAGGCCGATCCAGAATTCAGAGGCGGGGATGTAGGCGCGGGGGTGCATGGTCATGCTGCCTTGCGCTGTTCTGGCGCTGCTGATTGCGCGATCTGTTCGACCAGGTCGGCGATGCGGCGCCGCAGTTTCGGACAGGCGATGCCGGTGAAGGCGCGCGCGATCGCGATGCCGTCGGTCGTCGCCACGAAATCGTCGACGAAGGACGGCGATCCGGAATCCAGATAAGCGGCAGCCCCTCCCGGCGTGACCCCGTTGCCCTCGAAGAAGAAGGCGACCTCGACGCCAAGGATCGTTGCGATCTGCTGCAGCCGGCCGGCCCCGATCCGGTTCACGCCCTTCTCGTATTTCTGGACCTGCTGGAAGGTGAGATCGAGCGCTGCGCCAAGCTTCTCCTGGCTCATGCCGAGCATCATGCGGCGCATCCGCACGCGGGAGCCAACGTGCTTGTCGGTCGGGTTCTGAAACTTGTTCTTCATCACCCCCTCCCCACGATCTGCACCACGATCACGATCATCGCCATCGTAAGAGCGAGAGATATCCAGAAGGGGGAGGAGGGTTCGTAGGCGCGGGTGTTCATGCGATCATCTCCGCCAATGATTTTCGGCTTTGGTGCATCGTGTAGCCGGTGCGCTGCTCGATCTCGCGATACCGGGCATAAAGTTCGGGATGCTGTTCGGCGCCGTTCCGCAGATCGTTGCGGCTTCCCATGATGCAGAAGACGCAGGACAATCGCTCATTGCCGAGCGCATAGGCGTAGTGCGGCGGCAGAGGGGAGCGATCTATCGCTGCAAAGACCTCTGCCTGCGAAAGTCCATGGATCGGCAGCCATTCGTACCAGTCGCGCCCAGCAACCGAGCCGCGTTCATTGCGGCGGAAGGGGGTGGCCTTAGCTCGCTGGCAGGATTCCTGCGCGCGTATACCCATGCAAGAAACAATGATGGTGTAGCCGTGCAGCCTCGCGTAGCGCCGGACCTCGCGTTCAATGGGGCCGCGCTTCAAGTCGCTCGTGCATTGCCGGTTGGCGGCCGAGGGCCAGCACGGCGAGTTGGGGCCCGGGCGCACCTTGAAACGGTGCTCGACCATTTCAAAGAAGGTCTTGACCGCGCGCGCAACGACGAACGGCAGCCCTTCGGCGTCGGCGTGCTGCTCGGCTTTCTCCAGCGCGCCTGGCCACTCAGCCTCACCCAATGAAGCGTGCACTACTAGGATTTGCGACCGGGGAACGTAGCGCAGCAAGTGCGCCAGACATGCCTGGCTATCCTTGCCGCCACTGTGATTGGCAACGAAGAGGGCGCCTGCTTCGATAAGCTTCCGAATTTCGGCAGGCGCCATCGCCCGTCTCCCGTGGTTTCACGGGAAACACGATAACTTAGATTATGGATATGTCAATAACAAAAGTTATTAAAACATTCTCAGCCCGGAGGTTGTGAACTGCCCAATCTCCTTTCCGGACTGCCCGTCATATATGCGCACGCTGTCGGTGAAGTCGTTGCCATCGAAATAATAGGCGTAGACGACGCTGACAAACGTCTGCTTGGTATCAAAATCCAAGGCCTTAAAGCGTTGTGTAACCCACAGGCGCGGCAGGTTTCCAGGCACTTCGATCTTGAGAAAGACCCGCTCCGCCTGCAGCTTGGCGATCAGTTTGGACCGTCTTTCCTGCGCTGCAGCAGATTTGTCGACTTTCGGCTCGGCTTTTTTCGGCGCCACAGGCGGCGACTGCGCTGCCGCGCGCTGCTCTGGTTGTCGGGCTGGGCTTGGTTCTGGTTTTTGCTGGGTTGCCGGCTGGAAATAAGCGAACAGCACTACCGTCAGGACAAAAGCCAAGAGCAGCATCCGGCCTATGCCTTTCATGGGATGCGCCTATCGCCGCAACTGGCGCTGCACGACGCGGTGAACCCATCGCCATTCCTTGCGGGGAAGGGAAAAGTCCCGCTGCGGGTTCCACTGTGTAATCAGCCAGTTTTCCGCTGACTGCCGGCGCAGATGTTTGATGCTCGCGCGCGCTTCCCCCTCGCGCTCGGCAAAAAAGATGCAGGTCGTCTCCCCTATGATCGGGAGGCTTGGATTTACCATCGCCACGTCGCCGGGACGGAATTCCGGGACCATCGATTCGCCGACCACCAAGATTGCGTAGGCATCGCTCGCGAAGCGCAGTTCCGGCGGGCGCGCGATATAGTCCACCGGATCACTCGAAACGATGATTTCTCCGGGGCCGCCCTCCGCTGCTGCGTGCAGCCGCAGGTCGGAAATAACACCTACGCCGGCGGGATGCGGCCCGGCATCGCTGGCGCCGGGCACTAGTCGGTCGACCGGAATGCCGAGCGCCGCACCTATCTGGGGCAGGAACTTGGTCTGACGGGTATTGCCGTCCTCGATTTTCTTAATGGCGGGCTGGCTCAAGCCGCCGGCTTCTTTGCCGAGCTTGGCCTGCGACCATCCCCGCTTCAATCTGGCAGCTTTGATAATGGCGCCGGGTTCCATGATGCCCGGCAATATAAAACTGTGGTTATGGGGCGTCCCCATAACAATGGTGCTTGCCATTTCCATAACCTACGTTATCAATTGGTTATGGACGATTCGGACCCGATCACGCGCGCGATCAAATGGGCTGGCTCCGAGGCGAAGCTCGGTTCTCTCATCGGCTGTTCGCAGGTCGCGATCAACAAGGCCAAGAAGCGCGGCAAGGTCTCGGCTGAAATGGCGGTTGCGATTGACGACCTGAAGGATTGCCCCGTCAGCAAACAAGAACTGCGCCCCGATCTGTTCAAGGCGGAGGAGGCGCAGCCGTGCGGCTAGTTCTTCCACCCAGCAATCGTGTCCAGCCCCAGAACGCGCAAGGAAACGTGTCGGAGTTCTTGGGGAACGACTGCTTTCGGGCAGAGGACGGTCCCGACGTGCTGACGGTAGGGCACAAGATCGCTGGTCAAGCGATTCCGAAACAACAGCATTCGGCAGACCGAATGCATCGTCTCGATGCGATGGATACCATCGAACCAAACATCTGGCAGGTTCGCATTTTCGATGAAAGTGGAGTGGTCTGCTCGGGTACTTCCCATTCCCATAATTTTTTACCTCCCGAATTACGCCGGGAACCTGATGGAACCCGCTACGGAGGCCAGCGTAGAACCGTTTCAAATGAAACTGGTGGTAATTTATGGGGCAACAAAAACCATATTTCCGCCCCGGTAGCGTCACAGTTGCGTCAGTCCTGCGGGCGGCCGGTACGCATACAGGTACATCCGGCCGCCCGCTTCCTGGCCTGCGAGCGGAGGCGTCCCGCAAGCCATCCCTATCCATGCGCGAACACCTTCCACAGCAAAGCCACCAGCGCGCCCGCGATCACCACCAGAATAATCAGCGCATATAGCGGGCCTGCATCCGACATCCGTTTCATGGCTGAAGTTTTCGTTGTGTTGCGTGAGGGCGTGTCATGCATGGATCATTGCAACGGCGGATCGCCGAGCAAACCGAAATCGAGCGCAAGATCGTGCAGGGCGCTGCAAGGATTTGCAGCGGAAATTTCGGCAAGGCCTGGAAGGGCATTTTTCCGATCAAAGCCGCCGAAGAACTGGCAGCGCGCACCGGCATGTCGGTTCGCACCGCAGCCTATGAACTCTCTGGCGAGCACGAGGCTTCCGGCAGATCGATTGCCGCCCTCATCGCCGAGATCACAAAGCGAGATTGACGTGTCTCCATGTGGTGGCGGGGCGAAAGCTGACTGCCTCCTTCATGAGCGCCAACGCGGCGGAGGCTTGGAAACCGGGCCATGCGTGACAGCCGGAGAGACGGCGCCTATATCTCGGAATGCTGCCGTTGCCGGAGGCGGCGCGGGTAAACTTCGCCGCGCAGTGATGTGGTTTAACGGTGACCGTCGGGAAGACTCTTGGTGTGCGCCGACGCGCAATACGCCGGGAGCCATGGGTTCGAATCCCATACGGCAGCAGCTGACCATGACAGCCGGAGAGACGGCACTTCAATTCAATAGCCCAGCTAGCTCAGCGGTAGAGCGGCTGTTTTGTAAACAGCGTGTCGGCGGTTCGAATCCGTCGCTGGGCTCCAGTTTTGCGTCAGTCGTTTTGAACAGCCCCCGCGCGATAATTGGGGTGGGCCAAGACCGCTATTGCGGCGGGGTGCAATTCCTCGCGGCTGAACGCGCCAGATATGGGAGTGACTATGCCGGTCGGCCGTTCGTCGATTGTCCGGCGGCGCTGGCGCATGGATATGATGGTCATGCAAGCCGCCCGTTGTCATTGGTGCAAGGGCCTGATGCAGACGGGCGATCCGCAAAGCGGCAACTACGCATCCTTCGAGCATCTGCATCGCCGTCGTCACGGCGGCAAGTTCAACCGGCGCAACCTCGTGCTGGCCTGCAAGCAGTGCAACAACGAGCGCAACTGAACCGCCGCCACACCTGGTCCCAAAAGCACCGCCCCGACATTCACCACACCATCCAGCGCTGCTGGGACTGCGGCATCACCAAGACCGGCCGTCACGAGAACGGCCAGCACTGGACTGAATTCCACGACACCGACGGCAAGCGCATCCGCATCGAAGGCGAGCGCACGCCGAATTGTGAGGGGGTCGAATGAAAAAGCGCGAAGCATGGGCCATTGGCCGCCGCGTGAACGGGCGCTTTACGTTCCGGCGCGTGGTGTTCGGGCGAGCGTTGGCTCGTGCCGAATGTCGCGAAGGAGAGCGCGCTTATGTCGTGGTGAGCATCAAGGTCAATCTTCGGAGGCGCGCATGACAACCTTCCTGCTCGCCTATCTCGCCGGCTCGGCGCTCTCCACCGTCATCCTCTTCTATCTCGCCTACACCGCGCCGGAACTGCCCTGGCACGACTAGTCCGTTCCTGTTCCCTGTTGCGTTTTGTGTTCCCAATAATTCTGAACCAAAACCCAATCGGGGGAGGGGCGTCATGTCCTTTCGTACAGTGGAATTGCCGACGCGCACGAAGGTGGGCGATGGCTGCGTAAGTGTATCCATCGGACGGCGCGGACTGTGCATCGGATTGAGCGCCGCGCTTGCCAGTCAGCTCGCGGTCGCCGCAGGCGACACCTTCGGTCTCCAGATCGGCGAAGGTGAAAACGCCGGGCGAATCCGCATCGCATCCGACAAGAACGGCCGGCGCCTGTCGAAGCTCGGCGGCAAGGCGCTGTGCATTGCCTTCGGCGCGATCGATGCCTTCGCGATCTTCGGCCTGCAGGACAAACAATTCTGCAAGGCCGAGGCGGTGACGGGCGGCGGCATCCAGATCACCCTTCCCAAGTGGAAGGAAGGCGGCAGCAGCGCCTCATCCGGCGACGCACATTCCTTCTCCTTCGATCTCGATCCCGAACAGGCTGAATCCCTTCGCGATGCGGCAAGCGATGCCGATCAGGAGGTGCCCGACTATCTCGCCGAGATCGTCGGCACCTACATCGAGGAATATCGGAAAGAACAGGCCGGAAAGGACTGAAGGTCATGCCCGCTTTCAAATTCAAGCTTGCGCAATGCGTGACATTGCCGAGCGATACCTCGGTGCAGGGCCGCGTCTCCGCGCGCACCGAATTCGTCACCCAGCCGAACATCTACCAGATCGTTTGGCTCGACGCGAAACTCGCGATGCAAAGCGCGGTCTTCACCGAGGCCGAGTTGGAAGGCCTCACGGTCGAAGCCAATCCGGCGCTGCCCGATGTCGAATTCGCCGCTGCGGCGCCCGCCCGCAAGTCCCGCTCCAAAAAGCGGAGCACAAAGCGATGAACATCCTCATCATCACCGGCATCGTCATCGCGATCCTGCTGCTGCTCACCGCCCTGGCCTATATCGCCCGCGAGATCGATGACGCAGCCGAGCGCAGGCGCCGCGCCGTTCTCTCCGACCATGACCACGAAATGCTCGGAGGATCGCCCCTGTGATCTCCTTGGCCCGGCTGGTCGCTACCCTGCAGTCCGTTTTCAACAAGGGGAAGGCTGCATGAGCGATCCCGTCAACAGCCCGCAACACTACATCGCCCCGAATGGCCTCGAGGCCATCGACGTGATCGAGGGCTTCGGTCTCGGCTTCCATCGCGGCAACGCGGTCAAGTATCTCCTGCGCGCCGGCAAGAAAGACGATGCCGCCCAGGACATGCGCAAGGCCCGCTGGTATGTCGCCCGCGATCTGGAACGCATCGCCGGCACCATGGCGATGCCCTCGTCGGTGCTCGCGCAATACCGGCTCTGCTATCTCGCCACTCCCTACAGCAAATATCTTCCGGGCATCGATGCGGCCTTCGTTCATGCCGCCGAGATCGCCGCCCGCCTGCTGAAGCAGGGCGTGCGGGTCTATTCCCCGATCGCGCACACCCATCCACTCGCGATGCACGGCCATATCGATCCGCTCGATCACAAGATATGGCTGCCCTTCGACGAAGCCATGATGGACGCCGCCGACTGTCTCATCGTCGCCCGCATGAATGGCTGGGAAGAATCCTATGGCGTGCAGCATGAAATCGAATTCTTCTCCCGCGACAGCAAGCCGGTCATCCATATCGATCCGGTGACGCTGCGGCTCGTACCGTTCACCGCACCGCTGCAAGCGGAGCCCGCCTGATGGCCTCCGCCTCCAAGATAGAATGGACGGATAAAAACCGCACCCTGCTTGAGCGGCTTCGCCGAGCATGTCGCTTCATCCATGTAGGTGCCAGTGGACGATTGAAAATGACAACCGAGCAAAAGCTGACCGACGAAGCCCTGAGCTGTGCCGAGCGCGGAGACTTCGACGAAGCGCGCCACCGCCTTCGCCTTCGCGACCATCCCAAATGGTCAAGCCCGCAAGAGTGTCAGGCAGCCTACGACAGCGCGATGGCTGCAAAGCGTGGAGTAACCGCATGAAATTCATCTGCGAGCGCGATGTCCTGAAGGAAGGCATGGCCGCCATCAGCGGTAGGACCAAACACGGCAAGAATATTCCCATCCTCGGACACGTGCTGATCGAGGCTTCGGATGCCTCCGTCCGCCTCACCGGCAACGACATGTCGGCCTGCAGCGTGATCGAAATTCCGGCCGATGTCAGCCAACCAGGCGAATATACGCTGCCGGCGGATCGCCTCGGCAAGCTGGTATCCGGGTTGCCGCTCGGTGCGCAGGTATGCGTCGAAAGGGAAGGCAACGCACCGCTCGCCAAGATTCGCGCCGGCCGTTCGGCATATTCGTTCGGTGGATTGCCTGCCTCCGATTTCCCGGGCGCCTTCACAGTCCAAGACCCTTGCGAATTGGTGCTCACCCGCAGCGAAGTGAATCGAATACTCAAGGTGCCGGCGCCATCGGTGTGCGACGAGGCAGCACGCCTGTACCTTAGCGGCATCTATCTTCACCCGGAAAGAGGTCGCCTTGTTGGTGTCGCATCGAACGGGCATACGCTCATTCGAACCAGCGTCGATTGCGTGGCCGCGAAATTCACTGGCGTCATCATCCCCGCGGCGGCCTGCGACGAAATTGTCAGGCTCGCAAGCGATGGCGATGTGACGGTGCGCGTCACGGCTTCTCTGATCGAGGTCGAAACCGGCAAGCGACGGTTTGTCAGCAAACTCGTCGACGGCACGTTCCCAGATTATCACCGCACGATACCGCAATCGAACCCGCCGGCCTTCGCCGTCGATGTCGCCGAACTGGATGCGGCGCTCGCCCGTCTTGCGGGAGCCGGCGAAGGCGGTCGCGGCGTCAAATTCTCATGGGACGCAAAAGCGGAAGTCCTGAAGCTGCAACGTCGCACCGATCAGGGCGAAGGCAACGAGGAAATCCCTTGCGATTGCGAGGGCCGCCCGTCGCCTGGCGAAGCTGGGTTCAACGTCGATTATGTCCGCATGCTGATTGCCGCCTCCGGCGGCGAAGTCGTGCGGCTGCATATCGACGGCCCCGGAGAGCCGGCGCGCGTCACCAATCCGGCCGATGCGGATTTCGTCTCCGTCATGATGCCGCTCCGAGTTTAGGTGACCCCATGCAAACTCAAACCTCCACCGCACCCGAAAAAGAACAATCCTCCGTCCGCTTCGCCAAGGATCAGCTCAAGTCCATTGTCGAGCGGATCGAGAAGCTGGAGGAGGAGAAGAAGACGATCTCCGACGACATCCGCGACGTCTATGCGGAAGCCAAGGCCAACGGCTTCGACGTGAAGGCGCTGCGCTCGATCATCAAGCTTCGAAAGATCGAACCAACCGAACGGGATGAGCAGGAAGCCATCCTGGAGACCTATATGCACGCGCTGGGGATGTTGAAGGGGTGATGTGATGCCAAAACCGACCGAGAAGCAAATTCTGGATGCGGCCATTCAGCAAGTCGAAGCGATGCTTCTCTTCGCTTCGGTCGAAAACGGTATGGGCAAGAGCGGCAAGCCATCTCGCCCGTCGCGCTATCGCCAGATCGAGGTCCTGAAGAACCTGATGCACCTTGCCGACGTGCTGAACGGCAAGATCGACGAATGGCCGCATTGCGAGGCTTGCGGCAAGCCAATCAAGGCGAGGCAGGCCTATCTTCACGATTCCGAAGATGGTCTCGATTTCCACACGCGCTGCATGCACATGCCCGCCTCAAAGGGGATCCGCATGGACACGCCAGCCTATTTCCGCCGCGAGATGGTTAAGCGCGCGGAAGAGGTTAGGCGCTTCCTGCGCAAGAAGGGGGTCGTCGCGTAGAATGACCTCGCTCACCCGATACGATGCCGCATGCGCAGCGCTCGCGGCCGCCGTCAAGGCGGATGAGGTGATGGCTGTGCATATCGAGGCGCGCGCTATCGAAGCGGTCGGACGCGTTGCGCAAAACATTGAACTCGAAGTCCAGGCCCGGACACTTCGGACCCGCGCCGAAGCCCGATTGGGAGACATGATCGAGGAGGGCGAGCGCCTCGGTATCATCGCCCGGCATGGCGGCCACAAGCCCAAAAAGGAAGATTCCGCGACGGAAACTTCCCGGCCCGCCACCCTCAAGGAAGTCGGCATCCCTCCGAAGATCGCCACCCGCGCGCGGAAGCTGAACGGGCTGGGCGGCGAAAAGGTCGGCGACGTCTTACAGAAATTCGAGGCAGAGAGCTTGCGCACAGGCAGGCTTGCCACCGGCGTAATCGACGAGGCACTCGCCAAGCGCAGCGCAGAAAGTAGACGGCAGCTTTCGCAAGCCCTTTCGGATGCCTCTGCGGCGCTGTCGCCGAGCGGTCGTCAGTTCGGTGTCGTCTATGCCGATCCGCCCTGGCATCGGAAAGCCGGCATCGGCAATCGCGCATACGAAAATCACTATGGCACCATGACATGGGCCGAGATCATCGCCATGCCGGTCGCAAAGCGCGTTCTGCCTGATGCGTGGCTGTTCCTCTGGATTCCGCGCGCGCATTTGCTCGCGCTGCATTCGGTCGAGATCGATACGCCCATCGGACGCACCAAGGTCAAGCTGCCGCTGGCGTGGGCGGTTGCGCAGGCGTGGGGCTTCGATGCCTATTCGACGTGCTGCATCTGGACGAAGACGCAGCCTGAATCGCCAGACGATCACGGCACCGGTCTGATCTTCTGGGATCAGGATGAGATTCTTTGTCTGTTCAAGCGCGGACGCGGCCTTCCGATGCCCGATAGCGCGCGCAAACACTCGTCGAACCATCGCGAGAAGCCACAGGCGCATTCGGCGAAGCCCACCTATTACCGCGACATGATCAACGACATGACCGGCACCGTGCCGACGCTCGAATTGTTCGCGCGCGAGGATGACGATCACGTCCTGCCGCCGAATTTCTTCACCTGGGGCAACGAGTCCAAAAACACCGCCGAGATCGCGTGCGACGAAAGTTTCGCATCCGACACCGGCGAAATCACCACCCCTTCTGGCAGCCCTCCGGCAGCCAACGAGCCTGTATCCGAACCTGACTTCGCCCAGGCTACGGATGCAGGCTCACCCATTCCAGCCTGTGCTGAATCTTCACAGGTTCAGACTGAAGACGATCAGCTTGAGATCCCGCCATTCCTGAAACGCAACGAGGACGGCAGCATGCAGCAGCCGATGGGGGCGGGATGACCCTCGGCTCGCACCAGTCCACCATCGGCAGATCGCAGGTGCATATCACGCCCAGGCGCATCCTCGATTCGCTCGGGGCTTTCGATCTCGATCCGTGCGGCAACGATCCGCGGCCATGGGATTGCGCGGCCGTCACCTTCACCGAAAAGGATGACGGGCTCGCGCAAGACTGGTTCGGCCGGGTGTGGCTCAATCCGCCTTTCGACCGCCGCGTGATCGCGGATTGGCTTGCAAAGATGGCGGCCCATGGCTGCGGCGTCGCGCTCGTACATGCCCGCACCGAAACCCAGTGGTTCCGGTTGATCCGCGAACATGCTTCGGCCCTGCTTTTCCTCGAGGGCCGGGTGATCTTTTGCAAGCCGGATGGCTCGCAGCAGACGACGGCGGCCGGCAAGGTCGCCAATAGCGGCGCGCCAGTCCTGCTCGCGGGCTATGGCGGCTCCGACCGCGACATGCTCGCCGCGTGCGGGCTCGCAGGATTGTTCGTGCCGCTAATCATTCCGCGCGCTGTGCTGGCGCAATTCGTCGGCACCTGGCGCGAAGCGATCGAGGTCGCATTCCCGGAGGGGGATTTCGCGCTGGACGATCTCTATCGCGTCTTCGCCTCGCATCCGAAGGCCGCCGCCAATCGCAACGTCAAGGAAAAGCTGCGGCAGACGCTCAATCGCGGCGGCTTCCGGCGCACCGCGCGCGGCAGATATCAGCGGGTGGCCGCATGAACGCACCCACCCGTCCCGTCCTTCGCTGGCATGGCGGCAAGTGGAAGCTTGCCCCTTGGATCATTTCGCATTTCCCGAAACACCGGGTCTATGTCGAGCCGTTCGGCGGGGCTGCCAGCGTATTGCTGCGGAAGGAACGCAGCTATGCGGAGATCTATAACGATCTGGATTCCGAGGCGGTGAACCTTTTCCGCGTGCTGCGCAATGAGGCCAGCGCTGCGATGCTCGTTGATCGGTTGCGGAAAACGCCATTCGCGCGCGAGGAATTCGAAGGTTCATACCACATCGCTGCCGACCCAGTGGAGGCGGCGCGCCAGTTTATCGTTCGGTCGTTCATGGGCTTCGGTTCGAACGGCCACAACCCGCGTCGCAAAACCGGCTTTCGACATAACTCCAACCGGAGCGGCACTACGCCGGCCCAAGATTGGGCGAACTATCCAGACTGTCTGGAAGACATCGTGGAGCGACTGCGCGGCGTCGTAATCGACAATCGCAATGCCTGCGAGGTGATGTCGGCGGGCGACGAGCCGCACACGCTTCATTACGTCGATCCGCCCTATCTGCCGGAAACGCGGTCGCTCAAAAACCCATACGACCTGACCTATGCTGGCATGTACGCGCACGAGATGACGGCCGCAGATCATGACGCGCTGCTTGCCCATCTCCGCTCGCTTGAGGGCATGGTGCTGCTGTCGGGTTATGCGTCGCCGCGATACGAAGCGGCTTTGCCGGACTGGCGCCGCGTCGAAGTCTCAGCGCATGCGGATGGATCGCGCGACCGCACCGAAGTCCTATGGATCAATCCCGCCTGTGCCGCGGCGCTCGACCGCGAGCGCCATGACCTGTTCGCGAGGGCAGCGGGATGAAAGCGCTCGCCATTCAACAGCCTTGGGCCTGGGCCATTCTTCATGCCGGCAAGGACATCGAGAACCGGAGCTGGTCGACCAATTATCGCGGCCGATTCCTGATCCACGCTTCGCAAGGCTTCGACGAAGAAGGCTTCACCTTCCTGCGCATCCGGCTTGGCGCGGCCGTGCCGATCCGAAACGATTTTGCGCGCGGCGGCATTATCGGCTCCGCCGTGATCCGCGATTGCATCAGGGCATCGGATTCGCCGTGGTTCTTCGGACCCTACGGCTTCGTGCTGCAAGGCGCACAGGAATTGCCGTTCGCTCCATGCCGCGGGCAACTCGGATTCTTCGAGCCGCAATATCGCACGCCGGAATATGCGCGCGTGATGCAGGCGGCCATCGAACAGCGGGAGAGGGCGGGATGAAACGCAGATTCTGGACCGATGACGAATGGCGCAAGGCGCTCGACCTGAACGACGCCAGAAAGACCCCGCTAGAAATGGCGCTCGCGCTCGACCGGCCGGTCTCGTCCATCCATTCCAGATTCACGGGCCAGGGCGTCTCCTTCAAGGCGAAGGGCAATACCTATCGCCCGAAAGGATGGGGCAACCGCCAGCCGCAAGCCTATCTCGACGGCAAGTGGACGCAGGAAAAGTGGAAGCGCGCGCTGGCGCTGGCGCAGCAGGGTATGGATTCGGAAACCATCGCCGAACAGATCGGCGGCGTCTCCGCCGGCGATGTGCGCAAGCGGTTTACGAATTTCAACAAAAGCGCCCTGCTGATCGACGTGCGGCAGAGCAGGGCCCGTCTCGCGGAACAGGAACGTCTCGACAAGGCGGCGCAATATCTCGCGGCGCGCGATGAGCGCGATGCCCGCGATCTCACCGGCAGATTCTTCGGCGATCCGCCGCCTGGCTATTCCGCACTCGATCGCAAGCGCGCGCAGGAGGCGAGGTCTTGATGAAAGATCAAGAATATACCTGCGGACATTGCGGACGGGCGTTTGCCTCGCGTGAAGCGAAGCAGCGGCATCGTCAGGCCAAACACGGCATGAGTTATCTATCTCTCACCTCGCGCGAGCGACCTCTACATCGCGGGCCGATCGAGTGCGGGTTCTGCCCGCAAACGTTCGCCAACGATCACAACGCCGGTCAGCACCGCCGGATGAAACATGGGGCGCGCGCATGACCGGCCTCACGCCCTACCAGGCCCGCGTCTGGCACGCCACCGCAGCCCTGATCGTGCAAGGGGGGGGGCAGCCCCACCGTGCGCGAGATCGCGGCGGCGTGCGAATATTCCACCGGCAATGTGCACCAGGCGCTCAAGAGCCTGAAGGCGCGCGGCTGGATCACCTGGACCGAAGGCCGCGAGCGCACCATCCGGCTGACGCCCCGCGCGCCGGAAGCCTTCCATCTGCCCGATGCGCTGAAGGCACGCCTCGAATCCCATTGCACGCAAACCGGCGACGATCCCTACGCCGTGATCTGCGATGCGATCGCGCTTCATATCGATCAAGCCGAAACCGAATTCCCTGTCAGTCAGTAGCGTCCGCGTCCCCTCAAGAACAGAAACACGAACGGAAATAGACGGGCGTTATGTCGATCTCTTCGATGAAGCTGCCGCGCACTATGCGCAGGCAAGTCTTTCGGCACGGTGCGATTCTATCCGGGTCGTGTCTCGCGGGTGAGTCCCGCGCGGCATGTCAACGGTGTTTTTACCCGATGTCCACAGGGCGGAACGGATGATCATCCGCCGCAAGCACACGGCCAATTATACGACGATCGGCAACGCGCTGTTCAACGATGAGCGGCTGAAAGCCGATGAGCTTGGTGTGCTCGCCTTTCTGCTGTCGCGTCCGCACCATTGGGAGGTGCGCCGGCCGGCATTGCAGCGGCGCTTCAAGATTGGCCGCGATCTCATGCGGCGCATTTTGCGCAATCTGATCCAGCTCGGCTGGGTGCGCGCGGAACTGGCGCGGCGCCCCAACGGGACAATTTGTGTCGAGTATGAGGTGCGGGATGAGCCCGGCCCCGAACTCACCGCTGATGAGGCCCGGTCGGCTTTGTCGCTCGAATCGAGCGACGCCGGACCGGGCGAGTCATGCGATGACGGAATGGCTGACGAATCCGCGCCCGAACCGGGGAGCGAGGCCGATCCCGATCCGCCCGACCCGCCGCCAGCCGGTGACGGCTCACCGCTTACCGGTCAACCGTCGGCGGCTGGCCGGTTACGGCAAATCCCCCCCGGTATCTTAGAAAAGAATGATTCAGCAAAGACTGAGTCAGAAAACGCGCGCCCTGATTTTTGCGGGATCGGCGAAACGGCGGGTCGGATCGCAGACGCCCTGCTGGCAGCAAAATCGCTGCCACCGGACGCGCTGGAAGCCATCGGCCTGCGCTATCAGGCACAGGCCTGGCTCAATGCCGGAATACCCGCCGACTTCGTGATGGCGGTCGCGACCCGTGTCATCGGGAAGCGTCCGAAGTTTCCGCACCTCAACTATCTCGACAAGGCTGTTCGCGGCGCATGGGATGACCATCGCGCTCTTCCGGCTGCGTCGCCTTCACGGGAAAAGCCGCATGAAACCTCTCGCAGTGTCATCGCCGCCGCCGACCGCGCCCTCGATCGGCTCGCAGCAGAAATCGAGCGACGAAGCGCTCAGGGCAGCGGAATATTGCTTGAAAGCGGCACGCCGCCTGTTCGGACAATACCGGAGGCCGGAAGCGGCTGACCCGGACCAGTTCACGCACGATGTTGCCTCGATCTTTTCGGGCTATCCGAGCGACACCGTCGAATACGTTCTGAACGGCAATACCGGCCTTGCGGCGAATCCCATTCCTGATCCGAAAACCGGTCAGGTCTGGAAAGGCCTGCCTGATCTCGCCGATGTCAAAAAGGCTTGCGAGAACCACTTTGGCCCGATCCGGCGACGGATGCAGCGCGAGCAGCAGCAGCGCGAGCAACTGGAGGAACGCGAGCGTCTCGTCTTGTCAGATCAGCGGACGAAGAAAACCTATGCCGAGCTGCAGGCCGATTGCCACGCCCGCGGGCTCTTTATCGGAGACGGAAAGGCGGCGGCGCCGGCCTTCGATGTCGACGGGTTCTGCATCGAACACGGCATTACCAAGGAGCAATGGGACGCCATCCCGAATGCCGGCGATTACGACAACTGGCTGCGATCTCAGGGCCTCAAGCGATGACGCTGTATGCGCTCATCGATACGGCTGTCGCGGATGCGCTCACCGCGCATGCGGACTATCTCAGCCCGAAAGGGATAGAGACCGACCGCGCCCGCAAGTTGATCGTGCGCAAGGTGACGAAGGCCCTGCGGGACGCGCTGTCGGCACCACGCGAGGATGACGATCGGCCCGAGCCCGAAGCACGGGCTGCCGAGACCGCGCAACCTGAATTCTACAAATGCGAGGTCTGGTCGAAGGAATGGTGGGCGCTGTTCTTCGCCATGATCGAGCGCGGCCAGTCGGTCAGCTTCCTGTTGTCCTTCGCGATGCGCTCGCAAAAAGGAACCATGGCCGCCATCAGCTTCGACAAGGCGCCATCCGAGGATCTGATCGAACGCATGAAGCAATATCCCTCGACCGCGCCGGAAGTCGAAGCCTGGCGCAACTGGCTGGCACGGCGAAGCGTTCGATTGCCGGAATGGCGAGAGCGCGTCTGGCTGTTCCTGCCTTCGCCCGACCCTCCCGAACAGGAATCCTCCGCCGCCTGAAATCACAAAACAACACCAATCCGGATTGCACGAGGGAAAGATGGAAATGGTCGGAAATCTGGCAAGGGCTTTCGAGGAGGCTGGTCTGATCGATCCATCAACGCCGAAGCTGGATTTCCAAGAGCCGAGACTTTGGCATGTGCTGATGACGCAGCCACAGCAGGAACGCAAAGCCGCAGACTGGCTGAGAAGCGCGCACCACAGTGTCTATTTTCCGAATTTCGTTGAGCAGGTGAAAAGCCGCAAGGGCCTGCGCCGGTCAATCATCCGGCCGATCGTAATCGGATATCTCTTTCTGGCGGTGCGGCCGGGGACCGATCTCAACCGGGTGGTCGAGCGCATTCCCGGTCTGGTGGGATATCTTCGCGACGAAGCCAGTCATGCAGCGGTGATACGGGAACGGGAAATCCTGAAAATCAGGGAACTGGAAGCAACCCATTTCGTGCCGGAAACTGGCAAAATCGCCCATGCGTTCAAGATCGGGCAACGGGTGCGGCTTGTGGACGACGTCTATCTCGGATGGCGCGGTCCGATCATAGCCCTTGCGCAGGACGGGAGAATCAGCGTTGAGGTGAACCTGTTGGGTCGGAAGGTGCCTGTATGGCTCGTTCCGTCTCAGATCGAGCGCATGTAGTTAAGGCAGGTTCGGTCAGCGCAAAGCCCGGTCCTCCCCTGGCGAAGTCGCCCGACGGCGGATAACACCGCTACAAAACACCATAATTTGGTGTGGCTGCGCATGCAGAGAAACAAGCCCCGCCCTCAAAGCGGGGCTTTCTCGTTTCCATAGGGCATAGAGGCTGGCCGTCCCAGGCCTCATGATGTCCCCCGGAGAATGAGACCATGAAGTAACCCCATTCCCCCTTTGACAAGCTGTCGATATCGAAAGCCCGGTTCTCCTCCAAGTAGCCGGGCTTTCGTGTGTCTGTAGGGTAGATGCCCGTGCGTCCCCCGACATTCAGGCCGAAGGGCCAGCGATCAAGGCGTGAGGTCAACACCGATTACGATGATCGGCGCGGCACGGCTCATGAGCGTGGCTATACCTACCGCCTGCGCCAGCGCATGGCGGCATGGAAGCGAGGTCATCCCCTCTGCCTCGGATGCCAGGCCATAGGCAGGGTCACCGCTACCGAGGTGACCGACCACACCATCCCTCATCGGGGCGACCAAGCCCTGCTGCATGACGAAGCCAACTGGCAGCCTGCCTGCAGGCCGCACCATGACGTGGTGAAGCAGCGCCTTGAGGCGCTGTTCAAGGCAGGCAGCATAGGTGCCGATGCTCTTCGCCTCGATAGCGATCGAGCGATCCAGATGACGATGGAACTCCTCTGACCGGGGGGGGGTGGTGAAAAGTCTACAGCCTTTTGCGCCGACACCGGTGCCCCCTCAACAAAAACTTTTTCGCGAGTTTTCGAAGGATTTTTTTTCTCATGGGCCGACGCGGACCAAAGCCTCAGCCCGGTGCGGTGAAGGAGCAGAAGGCTCCCGTTCGCAGCCGGCAGCGCAAGACGATCGCGGCGACGCAGCCCGTGGTCCCGGCGGCGACGGGTGTCGCGCCGGCATGGCTGAAGGGCGAGGGCTTGAAGATTTTCCAGCGCATGGCACCGCTGCTGCGGACCATGAAGCTGCTGACCGAGGCAGACGTCCCGGCCTTCGCCCGATACTGCAAGCACTACTCGCGTTGGCTCGAGCTGCAGAAGCGCCTCGACAAGAAAGGCGACATCTACGAGATCGAGACTGCGAGCGGGAAGGTGCGTCGCGCTGACCCGGCTTTCACGATGGCCGATCGGCTCGATCGCATGATGCTCGCCTTTGAAGATCGCTTCGGCCTGAATCCGGCGGAGCGCCAGCGCATCATGGCAGCGCGCGCGAATACCGGCGCCCCCGATCTGTTCGGCGGGGCCTCCGGCAAGGAGCCCGAGCGCCGTCCGGACGATCCAGCGGCTCCGCCGGCGGAGCCGGCTCAGCCGATCGAAGGCCCGATCGGCCTACTGAACTGATGGTGCATGTCAGCGAAACGGAAACTGGTGGAGCCGGAGCGCCCGGAGGCGCTGAAGGCATTCCCGAAAGCTCTTTGGAATCCGGACTTCCGCTTCTGGGTCGCGCCGAAGAAGGCTGCTGACGGCAGCACGGTCCCGGGCTTCTGGATCGTCGGCGCCTGGTGCGACGGCGAGTTCTGGTATCACGAGACGGCGGCCGACAAGGCCGCGTCGTTCTTTCCGAACCATTTGGTCTTCACCGAAGGGGAGTGGGCCGGCCGGCCGTTCGTCCTCGAGCCCTGGGAAGAGCACGATATCGTCCGGCCTTTGTTCGGCTGGAAGCGTGCGGACGGGACACGGCGCTTTCGCCGATGCTTTGTCTGGATCGCGCGCAAGAACGGCAAGACCGAGCTCGCGGCCGGCATCGCACTGCTGATCCTGGTCGGCGATGCCGAAATGGGAGGGCAGGTGTTCTCGATCGCCTCGGAAGAGGCGCAGGCCAAGATCGTGTTCACCAAGGCGAGCAACATGGCGGTGCGAACGCCGATGCTCGCCGCCAAGCTCGACTGTCTCGGCAAGGTCATCTACTGCCCGGAGTTGAACGCATCGTTCCGGCCGCTGTCCGGCAAGCCGAAAGGCAAGCACGGACTGAACATGTCGGGTCTCGTCGGCGACGAGATCCACGAATGGCCGACCGGCGATCTCTACACCTTCGTGCATGACTCGTCGGCGGCGCGACGGCAGCCGCTGGAATTCCTGATCTCGACCGCCGGCCAGAAGGGAACGCACGGCGAAGAGGTCTTCAAGGAATGCCAGGCGATCCTCGCCGGTGATGTCGACGATCCCGACACGATGGTCGTGATCTACGCGCCGGGCGAAGATGACGACTGGACCAAGGAAGAAACCTGGCGAAAGGCCAACCCGAATTTCGGCAAGTCGGTGAAGGTCGAGCCGTTCATGGCCGACTTCAAGCGGGCGCGGCAGCTCCCGCGGCTCGAGAACGACTTCAAACGCTACCGGCTGAACATCTGGACCGACCAGGCGGTGCGCTGGCTGCCGATGGACTCGGTCGACGACGAAGGCCGGAGGTTCGGTTGGGATCACTGCGTAGGCCCGATCCAGTGGAACGATCCGCAATTCGAAGCGCGCTTGCTCGGCAAGCGATGCTTCGGCGGGCTCGATCTGTCGTCGACGCAGGATTTGTCGGCGCTGCTCTGGTGGTTTCCGGTTCAGGAAGGGCTTGAGGTTCCGGTCGCGCTATGCCGCGCGTACAAGCCAGCCGATCTGGTGAAGGAGCACGCGAAACGAGATCGCCAGCCCTACGAACGCTGGGTCAAGGAAGGCGCGCTGTTCACGACGCCAGGCAATGTCGTCGATTACGGATTCATCGAACGGCAGGTTCTGAACGACGCCACGAAGTTTAGAACTGCTTATTACGGGCAAGCCAAGCGTGAAGCTCACGAGGGTGGCCTCGCGGTCGACCGTTACAATGCGACCGGCACAATGGTTCGCCTTGAGAACGAAGGAATTGCGGTCGTAGCGTTCGGGCAGGGAATGATTTCGCTGTCAGCTCCGTCGAAGGAGCTGGAGCGACTCGTGATGGCGAACGGGTTTCATCACGGCGGGCATCCGGTGTTCCGCCGGCATGCCCAGGCAGTCGCGGTCGTCACCGACGATGCCGAGAACATCAAGCCGACCAAGGCGAAGTCGAACGGCCGGATTGATCTGATCGCAGCGTGCGTGAATGCGCTCGGGATTGCGAGCCAAGGTGAGCCGGTCGAGATCGATATTGGCGGGATGATTGGCTGATAGCTGCCGGAGAATTCCGATATGAAAATGATCTTCAAGACCGTCGCGAGCGACGGGGGGCTGGACTTCGTCCTCTCGGATGAGACGGTCGACCGCTACGGAGACGTGATCGAAGCCGCGGGCTGGGTTCTCGCGAACTTCAAGAAGAATCCCATCGCGCTGTTCGGTCATGACAGCAGGTTCATCGTCGGGACGTGGTCGAACCTGCGCGTCGAGAACAAGCGGCTGATCGGCCGGCTCAATCTTGCGGCGCGCGGCACCAGTGCGCGGATCGACGAACTGATCAGCCTGGTCGAGCAGGGAATTCTCCGCGCCGTTTCTGTCGGCTTCTATCCCATGAAGTCGGAGCCGATCGATCCGGAGCGGAAGTACGGACCGCAACGCTACACCAAGCAGGAACTGCTCGAGACGTCGCTCGTCTCCGTTCCGGCAAATCCTGCGGCGCTCGCACTCGCGAAGTCGATGAACATCTCCGACGAAACACTGTCCCTGGCCTTTGGCGAGCATGCCGATGTGAGGCGCAAGGACGTGACTGCCACCGGCGAGCATGCCGATACGAAGACTGCGATCGAGAAGGATGCCCGTGCGGCCCTTCTGTCGCGACCCAGGGTGAATACCATGAAGACTGTTTCCCAGCGCCTCGAAGAGGCGCAGCTCAAGCTTGCTGCCAGGCAGCAGCGGCATGCCGAACTCGTCAACGCCGACGACTTGGATAGCGAGGCGCTCGAATCCGCCACCAGCGAAATCGCAAAGCTCGAAAAGGACGTCGAAGCCCTGAAGCGCGCGGAGACTGCGGTCGCGAAGGGCGCTGCCGCTCCGGCCATCAATCGCAGGCCGCTCGGCTTCCCGCAGAAGGAAGTCAAGCCGCTCGATCTGCTGGTCCGCAAGGGCGTCATCTTCGCCGTCGCCAAGTATGGCGAGATGTCGATCGACAAGGCGCTCGACGAGCGTTATCCCGGCCACGAGACCACCTCGCTGATCTGCAAGTCGGATGCCCCGCTTGGCACGACGGCCGGATCGCATTTCGTCGACGACCTGCAGCAGGTGAGCTACCAGGGCTTCTTGGACGCGCTCGACGGGCGTTCGGTGTTCCCGTCGCTGCGTGGAAGTTCGGGCCTGCCGCTGAATTTCGATAACTCGGGCACTGCGTATATTCCCGGGGTGTCGGCCGGCGGCGCGAATGGGTCCTTCTTTGCGGAAGGCTCGCCCATGCGAGTCGGACGCATCACGACCACGTCGGGCAATATGACCCCGCGAAAGATGGGCGTGATCATCCCGTTCTCGCGCGAGGCTGCCAAGCGCAGCACGCCGAATCTCGAGGCGCTGGTTCGTCGCCGGATTCTCGCGGACTCGGCGGCCATCCTCGACTCGCATCTGCTGGATGCGACCGCTGAGGATTCCGTCCGTCCGGGCGGCCTGCTCTACAACATCTCGGCTGCGGCGAGCGGCTACGGTGGCGGCGATCATGTGGCGGTGAAGGAGGACTTCAAGGCGCTCCTGGCGCCGTTCATCGCGGCCAAGGCGGCGGGCGGCATCACCGTCATCATGAATCCGTCGCAGGGTCTTTCCATCGCCATGATGGATGGGCCGACCAACAATGCGGGTTGGTTCGCTGGCGTGGAAAACCGCGTGACACTCATCGAGTCCGAGCACGCCACGGCCGGCCGCCTCATCGCGGTTCGGACCGAAGATCTGGCGACCGCGCTTGGTGCGCCGGAATTCGAGGTCAGCACGCAGGCGACCGTCCACATGGAAGACACGACGCCGCTGGCGATCTCTGCGTCCGGCGCGACGGATGTGACGCCGGTGCGGTCGTTCTTCCAGACCGACTCCATGGGCGTTCGCATGGTGCTGGACACGAACTGGAAGATGGTCCGTTCCGGCATGGTGCAGTGGATCGACGGCACCTCCTACTGATCATCCGATCACAAGCATTGACGCGGGGCCAATAACGGCCCCGCGTTTTCACCTTGTCCGGATCAGAGTCCGGGGGAGAAACATCATGGCGCTTCGACGCTTTGTCGTGTCCGCAACCGTTGATGAGGCGGGCGATGCGGAAGTCTACAGCCCGGTTCTGTCGGGCAAGCTCATCTCAATCCGGTACGTGAAGCCCGGCTCCGGCGGATACACCAACGGTGTCGATTTCGACATCACGGCCGAGGCGTCCGGCGAGGATCTGTGGGCCGAAGACAATGTGAATGCGTCCGCCACGCGGTATCCGCGAACAGTCATGCAAACCGTAGCCGGCGCGGACTCGCTTTATGCAGCCGATGGCGAGGATGTGCTCGGCAAGATCGCGCTGAGTCAGGATCGCGTCAAGATCGTCATCGCCAGCGCCGTCAGCGGAGTTGGCACCTTCCACATCACTGTCGACGGCTAGAGCCCGCATCGGGCTAGAAAGGGAATTACTCCAATGGCCATTCGTAAATTCACGGTGACTCCGGTCACCGGCACCGCCACCGCAACCGCCTATAGCCCGTATTTCTCGGGCTATATCGAGTCGATCGAATACGTGAAAGACGGCTCTATCCCATACGCGGATGGTGTCGATTTCACCATCACGGCCGACGTGACCGGGGAGAGCATTCTCAGTCTGACCGATCAGAACTCGTCGGTTGTGAAGCGACCGCGGGCGCCGACGCATTCGGTTGCCGGTGTCGCCGCGGTCTACGCCTCCGGCGGAGCGGCGGTGAATGATCGCATCGCTCTCTCGCGCGACCGGGTCAAGGTTGCCATTGCGCAGGGCGGCAACGGCAAGTCCGGCCGATTCATCATCACCGTGGATGATGGCCAATGATCGAGACCTGGTACGTGCTCGAGGATGGGTCGGTTGCCCATCCTCGCGATGTGAAGCCAGACGCGAAAGGTGTCTGGCGACACAAGGACGGCCGCGGCGTTGCGATGCGGCGCCCCACCACGCCGCGCACGCGCAGCGTCGATCTCGACGAAGAGCGTGCGAAGGCCGCAACCGCTGCAGAGAATGCAGCCACGGCAGCGGCAGCAGAGAAGGCCGCCAAGGCCGCCACTTCAAAGTCGAAAGACATGAAGCCTACCGAGCCCGATCTCGGATACAAGACCCGCGAAACCAAGGCCGACTGACTTGGGCATGTTGACCCGAATCTTCGGGGCCAAGGAAAAGTCCGTCGAAGGACAGGTGCGGCCCGGGCCGTACCTGCTCGACGGCGGCTGGCTGTCGTCGGCCGCCGGCAAGTATATGAACTGGTGGCAGATGGGCCATTCGCTTTCGCCGTTCGGCGAAAGCGGGGCGATGGTCGAAGCATGTGTGTCGGCCTATTCGCAGACGGTTGCGATGTGTCCTGGCGATCACTGGCGTGCGACCGGCGATGGCGGCCGCGCGCGGGTGACGACGTCCGATCTGGCGCGTATCATACGCAGGCCCAACGACTATCAGTCTATGTCGGATTTCCTGCTCAATCTCACGCGGTCGCTCTATCACCGCGGTGAAGGTTTTGCCGTGGCGATCCGCAACGGGAAGAACGAAATTGCCGAACTGCACTGGATGCCGCACGGATGGCCCTATGTCGGCGTTGACGGGTCGATCTTCTACCATCTGGCCGGAAACGAAATTGCCGAGCGTCGATTCGATCTAACGATCCCGATACCGGCGCGCGATGTGCTGCATGTGCGCTTGCATACGCCGCGCCATCCGCTCAAGGGCGTGAGCCCGATCCTGGCGGCTGCACTTGAAATGCAGATGTCGGGTGCGGCGCTGAATCAGCAGATCATCTTCTATCTGAACCAGGCGCGCCCGTCGTTCATGCTGGAAACCGACCAGCAGTTGAACGCGATACAGACTGAAGAGTTGCGCCAGCGCTGGATCAATCAGACGACCGGTGCCAACGCCGGCGGCACGCCGATCCTTGCATGGGGCCTGAAGGCGAAGCCGGTAACCACGAATGCCAACGATGCGCAGATTGCCGATCTCTTGAAGCTGACAGACCAAAATGTAGCGCTCGCATTCCGCATGCCGCTGCAGATACTTGGCATTGGCGGAACGCCGTTCGCCTCGACCGAAGCTCTTATGTCGTCGTGGAAGGCGATGGGGCTTGGCTTCTGTCTCAATCATATCGAGGAAGCATTCGGAATGTTGTTCCGGTTGGATGGCTTCCCTGCCGAGTATGTCGAGTTCGATACCAACGCGCTTCTGCGGTCGTCGTTCAAGGAAATGATTGATGCTCTTTCGAACGGCACGCGGCGCGTTATGACTCCGAATGAAGGGCGCCGCTATCTCGACCTTCCTGAGAAGGAGGGAGGAGATCAGCTTTTCGTTCAAATGCAGGACATTCCGCTGAGCATGGCCGGCAAGGTGCAGGCGAAACAGCCGGCACCCACGAACCCTGACGGCGAAGACACCGAAAAGCCGGAGGCGGATGCGGATGCCGATGAGCGCGCGTTCCAACAATTCAAGTCTGGCTATGATGGCGAAATCAACGCCGCTTGATCGCATCGCGCGCGAGCTCGGTGTCGTCGCCGGCCGCATTGAGCGCGAAGCGAGGCTGCGCCTTGACGCTGCAATTGCAGACCTGCGCCGCATTGATGCGGAGCGGGAGGTGCGTCTGCAGAATCTTGAGCGCGCGGTCACCGATCGGCTGGCCGTCGTGAAGGATGGTGCGCCCGGTCCGCAGGGCGAGCGCGGTCTCGATGGTGCTGCTGGACGCGATGGCGTCGACGGCAAGGATGGTGCGCCCGGTCCGCAGGGCGAGCGCGGTCTCGATGGTGCTGCTGGACGCGATGGCGTCGACGGCAAGGATGGTGCGCCCGGTCCACAGGGCGAGCGCGGTCTCGATGGTGCTGCTGGACGCGATGGCGTCGACGGCAAGCTTCCGATCGTCCGCGCATGGACAGATCGCGTGCATCGCGAGGGCGACGTCGTCACGATCAGCGGCGGAACCTGGCAGGCCAATCGCGATACCGGCAAGTCGCCGCCGCATGAAGACTGGAGCTGTCTCGCGGCGCCTGGCTTGAACGGCAAGGATGGCCGTTCGATCCGCATCCGCGGCACCTATGCCGAAGGTGAGGAATATACGGCGCTGGATCAGGTGACTCTGAACGGGGCGTCCTTCACCGCGAGGCGCGACAATCCGGGGGCGTGTCCCGGCGACGGATGGCAGCTCAGCTCCGCGCAAGGCAAGGCCGGCAGGCCCGGCGAGCGTGGTCCTGTCGGGCCGGCTGGTACTGCTGGCCCGGCCGTGAAGGATATCGCGGTCAACGGCGAGGGGCTTGTCACGCTGACAAACGCGGACGGCTCGACGGCGCAAGTCGATCTTTATCCGGTGCTGGCGAAGCTGCAATGACGTATCTGCCTGTTCGTACCGCGGCGCCCGCCATTCAGCCAGTCTCCTTGGACGAGGTGAAGGAGTGGGCCGACATCACGTATTACGACAAGGATGCGATGATCGAAGGTTTGATCGCTGCGGCGACGTCGCGCTATGACGGTCCGACCGGCATCCTCGGAATTTGTCTTGTCGAGCAAAGCTGGCGGCAGGACTATGACGCTTTCAGCCGATGCATGCGACTGCCGTTCGGTCCGGCCATCTCGATCACTGGCATCACCTACATCGACGAGTTCGGCGATACCCAGACGGTCAGTGCTGGGCATTACAGCCTGCTCGCTGACAGCCTTGGACCATACGTTAAGTTTCGCGATACCTATTCGTTTGCATCTCTTTCCGATGTGCCTGCTGCGGTAAGCATCACGTTTAAATCTGGCTATGCCAACGCGGGGTCGCCAGAAAACCCCAGAAGCACAGTGCCGGATGGCATTAAACAGATGCTGTTGCTGCTGATCCGGCACTGGTTCGATAATCCTGCTGGCGTTGTGACAGGAACTATCGCCACGCAGATGCCGCTGTCCGTTCGCTCTCTCGAGGAGCAGTGGAGCAGGATTCGAGTCTGATGCAGCGCCGCTACGACCGTCCTATCATCATCCAGCGCAAGAGCGTGACGCAGTCGAGTTCTGGCGAGGAGATAGCGACCTGGGCCGATCTCGCCTATCGATGCTTTGCTTTCGTGGCGCCGACCAAGGGGAGCGAGCGGTTCACTGCGGCGCAGGAGGTGGCGCAGCAGGAGGTCACCTTTACGGTGCGATTCCACACCATAGGGTCGGCGTCGCGGCCGCTGCAGCCGGAAGATCGGATCCTCTATCCCGCCGATGGAATTGCAGCCAACGCGCAGACGCCGGCCACCCATCTGATCCATGACATCGTTTCCGCCGATGTGGTCGGGCGTGATGTTGATCTCTCGATCAAGACCATCCGCAGGTCGGATGTGATGGCATGAGCCTGAAGGATATCCGGATAGGCTTGCGAGGCTTTGTGCTGGCGAATGGCGCGGTTGCCGCGCTGGTCGGCACCCGCATGTATCCGGGCAAGCTCCCGCAGGGCGTGACTGGCGCAAGCCTCGTCTACAACGAGATTTCCGGACAGGGCGATCATCACAACGAAGGGGCGTCCGGCCTTGTGTCCGTCAGAATGCAGATCGGGGCCTGGGCAACGACAGCCGATGCCGCGCACGCGCTGTTCCTTGCAGTGAAGGAAGCCCTCGATGGCTACAAGGGATTGATGGGTTCGGTCGCGGTGCAGGGCGTGTTCATCGATAGCTGGCGTGACGTCGACGATACCGAAGCGAACCTGCGCGGGAAGATTGCGGATTATTTCATCTGGTATGCGGAGCGCTGATGGCCCGCCAGACCTTCAAGATCGAGGGCCTGAAAGAACTCGACGAAGCCTTGAAGGAATTGCCGAAGGCGACCGCCCGGAATGTCCTGCTGCGGACGTTGAAAGAGCAGGGACAGCCGATCGCGGATGCCGGTGAAGCCAATGCCCCGCGCTTGAGCGGAAAGCTCGCGGATTCCTACACGGTCGGAACCAAGCTCTCGCGCCGCCAGAAAAAGCAGAACAAGAAAGAGTCGATGGTCGAGGTCTATGTCGGGCCGACACCGCACGCGAAATCGGTGCAGACCGAATTCGGCAACGCGCACCAAGCGGCGCATCCGCATCTTCGTCCGGCATGGGACGGCAACGTGATGCGGGTGCTGGACGGCATCAATAGAAGCCTTGCCGAGCAGATCGAAAAGGCAAGGGCGCGTCTCGCACGCAAGGCCGCACGCGAAGCGGCGAAGATGAAATCGTAACCAGTGTTGGCCCGACCCCGCAGGGCTGATCGCGGGCTTCTGAACATTTGAATGGAGACTTGCGATGTCAGCCACAGAAGCTGAAATTGGCTATGGCGTCTTGCTGAAGATGCTCACCTCCACGGGGCCGGACGTCTATACGACGCTCGGTCGCCAGCGCGATGTGCTGCCGCCGGACGGGTTCTCCGTCGACCTACGCGACGCCACTCACAACGAAAGCACGGATGTGACCGAGGAGGTCATTCCGGGCATCATCCGCACGAAGTCGATCACGATCGAGATCGAATACAAGCCGTTGAACGCGGCGGTGCAGTTGATCCAGGCTGCGAAGCGGGTGCTGAAAACCTTCCGTTCGGTCTGGCCGGATGGCCGCTATATCCAGTGGCAGGGCTATATCGAAGACTTCGAGCCGGAGGCTCCAACCGAAGACAAGCAGATCGCGACGCTGACGATCAAGCGCAGCGGGACGGCGACGCCGAATGCCGCCTCTGCGCCGACCAATTCCGTGCTGCCCGCCATCGCCGGCACGGTTCAGGTCGGTCAGACGCTCACGGTGTGGCCGGGCGTGTGGGCCAATGAACCCACTTCGTTCACTTACGTCTGGAAGAACGAAGGTGTCGCGATCGAGGGTGCGACGTCGTCGACCTACGTGCTCGTGGCTGGCGACCAGGGCGACAACATCACGGTCACGGTCACGGCCACGAACAGCGCCGGTTCTGCGAACGCGACATCGGCGGAGACGATTGCTGTCGCGGCGGCGTAACGGGTGAGATATGGCGAATCCATTCAAGGGCGAAGTTGCGTTTGAGGTGGGGGAGCAGAGCTACAAGCTCTGCTTCTCCGCCAACGCCATCATCGAGATGGAAGACCATTTCGACAAGACCGTCGAAGAGATCAGCAATTTGCTGCGGGATACCGACCGGCTGCGCATGAAGAATCTGCGGGCTGTGTTCTGGGCTGGTCTCACTGACCATCATCCTGGCATCACCATCAAAGAGGCAGGCGTGATCATCACGCAGGTTGGATTTCAGCGGGTGGTCGAGCTGATCGGTCTTGGCTTTTCCCGGGCGTTTCCCGAGGTGGAGGGGGAAGCAAACCCTCCCAAGCCGGATCAGGATGGGACTGGTCCGGCCTCCTCGACGAATGGCTGACGCTCGGGCTCACCGAAGACGAATTCTGGCGCAAGACCCCGCGTCAGATCGCTCGCACATTTGATGCCGCGGTTGTCCGCGCCGAACGCGAGCACAACGAGCGGGCCTGGCACACCTGGCATATCGCTGCGCTGCCGCGCCTGAAGACTTTTCCGAAGCTTGAAAAGCTGAAGACCCGCAATCGCTCCAAACGACCCATGACGCCCGATGAGATGTGGGCCGTCATGTTGCCGATCACTTACAGCAAGCATTGATGGATCGCTGATCTATGGCAGGCAACGCCGTCATCGGTGCATTGCGGGTCGTGTTGGGCGCGGATACTGCCGCGCTCGACAAGGGCCTGAAGGATGCGCAGGGCTCGCTGGCGCGGTTCTCGTCTTCCATGAAGACGTTCGGCGCGGTCGCCGGCGCTGCGCTTTTGGCAGTGGGGACCGGTTCCGCGATTGCGATCAAGAGCGCGCTTGAGAACGCCGACAAACTCGGCAAGCTCGCCCAGTCGGTAGGCTTGCCGGTCGCGGAATTGTCGAAACTCAATTACGCCGCGAAGCTGTCGGATGTGACGCTCGAAAGCCTCGGCACGTCGCTGGTGCGGCTGTCGAAGAACATGTCGGAAGTCGCAGCCGGTGGCACCGGTCCTGCGGCGCAGGCGTTCAAGGCGCTTGGCATTTCGGTGCGCGAAGCCGACGGCTCGATGAAATCATCGAGCGCGATTATGAGTGAGGTCGCCGACAAGTTCGCATCCTACAAGGATGGCGCCAACAAGACCGCGATCGCGGTGGCGCTGTTCGGTCGTGCCGGCGCCGCGATGATCCCGATGCTCAACCAGGGGTCGGCCGCTCTTGCGGAAGCCAAGAAGGAGGCAGAGGAGTTCGGTCTTGTCATCGATTCCAAGACCGCTGCCGCTGCCGAGACGTTCAACGACAATCTGACCCGGCTCGGCAAGGTGACGGAAGGGGTCGGAATCCAGATTGCCTCCCGGCTGGCGCCGTCGCTGGCGCAGATTTCCAACGAGATGGTGACGACGGCCAAGAATGCGCAGACGCTTGCCTATGTCGCGTCGGGGCTCGAAATCGCGACCAAGACGCTCGCCTCTGGCGTGCTGGTCGCGGTCTATGCCTACAAGCAATTCGCAACCGTAATTGCGACCGTCGTGAAGGCTGCGACGCAGGTCGCGGGATTCGATTTCAGCGGTGCGCTGGAAACGATCAAATCGGGGCTGGATCAGGTCAAGACCACGGCGGTGGAAACCGCCGAGTCGGCACAGCGATTGTGGGCCTCCCCGGATACGACCGGCATTGTCGCTGGCTTCAATGTTTATATCGGCAAGGCGAAAGAGGCGCAGGAAGCGGTTCTCGGTTTCCTCGAAGCAAGGAAAAAGGATGCGCCGGCGATCGGCGGTCCGGAGACCAACGCATTCAAGGAATATCTGTCGGGGATCGAGAAGCGCAAGGCTGCGCTGAGTGCCGAGATTCAGACCATCGGCATGTCCGAGGCCGCTCAGGAATCGCTTCGCATCAAGCTGGAAGCGCTGACGATCGCCAAGGAAAAGAACATCACCGTCACCGATGCGATGCGGGCAAAGCTCGATCAGGCTGCGCTGAGTTTCGGGCAGATGTCGCAGGCGGTGCAGGAAGCCCGCACGCGGTGGAGTTTCGTGGAGGGCTCGCTCAATACCGTCGCATCCGGCCTGACCGATATCGTGATGCGGACCAAGACGGCTGGCGAAGCGTTCCGGGAGATGGCGTTGTCGATCGGCCGCGATTTCGTCCAGATGATCATCAAGGCGCAGTTGTTCAGGGCTGCCACGGCGTTCATGGGCGGCGGTTTCGGCGGAGGTCCGTCTTTTGCCGGCGCCGGTTTTGCGAACGGCATTCCGCAGGGGGTGGGGCTTGGCGGTTATGCCGGATCGTTCGCCAGCGGTGGATCGTTCGTGGTCGGCGGGTCCGGCGGCATCGACAGCCAGATCAGGACCATGCGCGTGACGCCGGGCGAGCGGGTGACGGTGAGCAAGGATGGCGAGGGCATGGGGGGCGCGGTCGTCGTTCATCAGACCAATCAATGGACGAACGTCTCGCCCGACATGAAGGCCTATGTCGATCGTGCGGTGGCGCAGGGTAACGCTGCGGTGATGAAGGCCATGCCCGGCATGTTGCAGAAACAGCGTGGCGCCAATCCGAACCTGTACGGGCCGGGCTGATGACGGCGGTCAATATCGAAACCTGGCCGGGCGATGCGGGCATTGCGCAGCGGTCATTCCAGCTCAAGTCCTACAATCTTCGGTCCACCGGATATCTTTCGCGCGAGGTGAGATCGAGCGGCCCGGTGGCGCAGCGCTTCGAGGTGAAGCTCACGCTGCCGCCGATGGGAATGATAGCTCATGAAGCCGAGGGAAGCGCCAGCGCGAAGGCATCCTGGCGGATGATCGACGGATTTCTCGCGCGGCTTCGCGGCACGTCTGGCTTCGTGCGCTTGCGCGACCATGCGCGGCCCGCACCCTATTACAATGTCGTCAATATTCAGGGCGCCGCGAATTGGGACGATAGCGCGACCTGGGACGATGGTGCGCAATGGATCGGCGGACATTTGCCGCCCTATGTCGTGGTCGATGCGCTGGCGCGGCGCGGCGACAACAACGTGGTGATGAGGGGATTGCCGGTCTCGACCGCGGAGGTGCTTAATCCGGGCGATCTGTTCGAGATCAGGCCGAACGGCGTCCCTGCCGAGCACGGCATGCTTCACATCGTGACGCGCCAGGCGAACAGCAACTCCGATGGCAAGGCGCGGGTCTATTTCGAGCCGGGGCTACGGCTCGGCGTGCGCTCCGGTGACATGGTGGTGTTGCGCCAGCCCACATCGGTGTTCAGCCTCGCCAGCGATGACGAGGGCATGATCGATGTGGATCAGGCGTTGAACGGGACGCTGGGTCTCACGCTGATCGAAGTGTTGCCGAGATCATGACGTGTCTCACGACACCCGGTCTCGCGGAATCGATCCGCAACGGATGGCCGACTGCGGCGCTTGCGGCGATCGATCACCCGACCGAAGGCATCATCCGGTTCTGGGATGGCTCCGGTGTGCTGCGCTGGGACGGTTATGACTGGAAGGGGCTCGGCCACCTCGGGAAGATGATCGGTCTGGGCGGATCGAAGCGATTGTTGCTGCGTACCGTCACCTTCGAGATATCGGGTCTTCCGGAGGATGCGGAAGTTCGGCTCGAGCCGGCACTCCGCAACCGCGCAGCGCAGGCATGGATCGCTGGTCTCGACAAGCGCGGACGCAAGGTCAATGGCGAGCCGTTCCAGGAAGTCGACGGGCTCGTGGATTACCAGGAATTGAAGGCGGGCGACGACGGATCGCAGGTGATCCATGTCACGATCGGCGAGCCGGTCTATTCGATCGAGCGCGCGCAAACCTTGTCATACACCCCGGAATGGGCGAATTCCTATCTGGAGGCGTGGCGCAATGCCAATCTCTCCGGAGATCGTATCACCGGTTACGATCGGTTGTCTGAACTTGCCAACGCGACGCGGTCATGGAAGCCGCCGACCTGATCCGCAAACGGCTCGCGGATCTGATCGAGCAGGCCAAGACGCGGGCGAGCGGAGTGCCTGCCGTGACCGGTTCGGACGATTGCGTGATGTGGATCGCGTCGATCTATCGCGATGCCTTCGGCGAAGACCCGGCACGACGCTATCGCGGTCGTTATTCCTCGGTCGAGGAAGCTGCGCTCTTGATGAAACACCGCGGCATCGGACCGACCGTGATGCGGGTCGTGCGCCGTCTGCGCTGGGTTCGTATCCAGCCCTCGGATGCGCTCGTCGGCGATTTCGCGCTGATCGACGTGGCAGGGGAAGTCAATGCTGCGATCTTCGACGATCAATTGTGGATCAGGCGGATTGACGGCGGCTATGGCGGCTATCCGGCAGAGTTCGTGCGCAAGGCCTGGCGGGTGACGTGAGACGCGATCCGAACTTGTTGTCGGGCGTGCGTCTGCCGCAGCCGGTTCACGGCGTCGAGGCGCTGGCGATCGCGATCGCGTCGGCCGCGGTCTACGGGCCGCCGACCGCGGCTGCGGTTGCCTTCACCACGGCCGCGATCAATTTCGGTATCGCTGCGGCGGTCAGCGTCGGCTTGTCCTATGCGCAGCAGGCGCTGGCGCGCACCCAGACCGATCGTGCCGGCACTTCGCTTGGCGACAATCCGGCGGGGGTCAATTCGCCGGAAGCGCGCGGCAACGTCAAGCAGGCGACGCCGCCGCAGCGCGTGATCTTCGGAGAGACTCGCGTGGGCGGCGCGATCTCGGTCTATGAAGTCGATGCGCCCTATCTCTACATCCAGCAATTGCTGGCGGCCCTGCCGATCTCGGAATTCGTGACCTGCTATGTCGGCGAGCAAGTGCTGACCCTCTCCGATGCGGTGCCCGGTTCGACGCTGACCCCGCTCGCGGTTTCCGGAATCGCGCCGTTCCATACACGGCTGTCGCTGGCACTGCAGGCCGGCGAACTCGATCAAGGCCGCAATCCGCTGATCGTCTCGGATTTCTCATCCTACGGCACGCGCTTCCTGACGCCCGGCGTTCCGAACGCGATGTATAAATGCCATTATGGCTCGAACTACGATCAGTTCGTCGAGCTCTGGGGCAACGTCCAGATTCCGAATTTCCAATGGGTGGTGCGAGGTGTGCCGCTGCCCGATCCGCGCAACCCGCGACACATTCTGGATTTCGATCCGCGCGATCCGGAAGAGCTCTATGCCGCGATCGCGAGCTGGGATTATTCCAACACGGCGGCACTCGCGCAGGCTTTCTGGACGCTGATGCCGTTCGGGCTGGGGGCAGGGCCGTCTCGCATCCGCTGGGATGAAGTGGCGGAAGCCGCAACCTTCGACGAGGAAATCGTAGGCCTGAAGGTTGGCGACGACGGTGTGCAGAGGTTTCAGAAGCGCCACACCATCGACGGCGTTGCCTCGCTGCACGAGAAGCCGAACGTGGTGATGGAAGCGATGCTGACTGCGAACCGCGGCTTCATCGCGCAGCGGGCCGGGCAGGTCTCGATCGTCTCCTCGCAGCCGCGCGATCCGGTGCTGACCATCACCGATGCGATGCTGATCGGCGGGTTTGAATTCCGCAACAACAAGCCGAAAAAGGATCTGGTCAATATCGGACGCTGCCGATTCGTGGCGCCCGATCGTGAACACCAGGACGCAGAGGGGCCGGTCTATCGCGATGCCGCCGCGGTGGCGGCGGATGGCGAGGAATTCGATCAGTCGGTGCGCATGCCGTTCACCTCGACGCATCAGCGCGCGCAACGCCTTCTGAAGGGATTCGTGGAAGAGGCGCGTCTCGGCAAGATGCTGTCCTGCCGCTGCGACATGCGCGCCTATGGTCTGCGGGAAGGCGATATCGTCCGGCGCTTCTCGGAGACCGGACGCTACAGCCAGCAGAACGGACTCTATTCGGTCGAGGAATGGCAACTCGCCGAAGACCGAACCAGCGTGAGTTTCAACTTTGCGGAATACGATCCTGCGCTGGCGCGCAACTGGATCCCGGAAACCAACGAACAGCCCTTCGAGCTGGAAGCCGCATAGCCAATCATGACCGATCATCCTGCCATCGCGGCGGTCCCGATAGCGGGAACGCCAAACCGCGGTTTGCTGCAGGCGCTCCTGATCGGGCGCTGCGCTTATGTGTTCGGCGACGACGAAGACCCGACCGCCTTCGATCCGACCGGCACCGGTGCCATCGTTCTGGTGCTGGGATATCAGGGCAAGTGGTTCTGGTATGACGAGGCGGATTCGACGACGGCGCATGACGGCACGGTCTGCATCGTCACCGCCGGCGGCGAACGATACAAAATCTTCGGGCTCGATCTCCTGGTTACCAGCGTCATCAGCCATACCGAGACGACGCCGCCCGATCCCGAAGATGTCGACGAGGAGGCGCGGCCGGAATACGGCGATGCCTATCGGGTGCCGGCCGGCGCCACCGGAGACTGGTCCGGTCACGCCGACGAGATCGCGATCTGGACGACCCGTGAGGAATGGGAATTCATCGAGCCCAAGCCGGGCTGGCTGGTCTGGACGCGAGGCATCGCGCCTTCGGGTTACGACGTCGCCTATCACTATGATTCAGCGCAGGGCGCGTGGACGGCGGGCTTCGGAGGCCAGGCACACCCCGACGGCACGATCCCGCAATCCGCGACGATCAATTTCGGCAAATTCTTCATCGTCGAAAATCAGACCACGAACACGCCGCCTGGCTCTCCGGCGCTGGCGGACGCCTACGTCATCGGGCCATCTCCGACCGGCGCATGGGTGGGGCATAGCGGCAAGATCGCGCTGTGTCAGGTTGCTGGCGCCTTCACCATCATCACGCCCGCCGAAGGCTGGCGCGTTTATGACAAGGCACTCAATCGAGATTTCCAGTTCACCGGCTCGGCCTGGCAATCGGCCACGGGGCGGTTCTACACGAAGTTCACCGCCTTCACCGCAAGCGGGACGTTCTCCAAGGACGCGCGATGCATCCAGGTGAAGGTTACGGTGATCGGGTCTGGGGGTAGCGTAACGACCGATGGCGGTTCCGCATCGTTCGGGTCGCATGCCAGCGCCAATGGTGGCGTGCGTGGCGGTTCGACCGGAGCCGGCGGGACGGCGACCGCGTCGGGCGGGCTGGCCTTTAGCGGTGAGACCGGCATCGCGTTCGGTGCAGCGGCCGTGCCCGGCCGCGGCGGCAAGCCAGGGGTGACCGGTTTGGGCACCCGCGGGCAGGGCACCGACTCCAATAATATCGGTAGCGTCAACGGCGCCGGCGGCGGCGGCGGCGCCATCAAGATCATCCAGGCGGCCGATCTGGCAACCAACGAATCCGTCACCATCGGAACCGGCGGGGCCAATAACGGCTACGTGCTGGTCGAGGAATATATCGAGAATTGATGCTCTAGATGGCAAACGATCCGGTCGACGATATCGATGGGCTGAATTCCTCGGCGGATGTTTCCAAGGCGGAAACGCTCGCGGAATTGAAGGCGGTCATTCGCGTGTTCGCGAATGCCGATGCGGTGCGGGCAGTCGATCTGTCGGGCCGAACCCATATCATGGTGGGGGCGAGCTTCTACGAAAAGGACACCAGCGACGTTTCGCCTGACGATGGCGTGAGCGTGATCCATGACGATGTGGGAAATCACTGGCTGCGGTTCGATCCTTCGGAGGATCTGGGGCCGCAGGGGCGCGTCGTTGCAGCCGGCACTGTCGCGGTATCGAACGGTCACCGCGGCTACCAGGTCGAGGCCACGGTGGCGGGGGCCGTCACCTTCAATCTCGGGCCGTTCGCCTCGCGCACCAGGAAGTTCACCGTGGCCCTGGTAGGCGCCGATCCGGTCGCGCATGTGATCAAAGTTGTTTTCGATGGTTCGGAAGAGTGCCGCGGGTCCGGAGAATTCGTTCTGACCGTGCCTTACGAAGTCGTGACTTTCCATCCGCTCGCTGCCGGCGGCGGCGGTTTCATAGGCTGATCATCATGAAAATCAGGTCTGCATGCCTCGCGGCATTCGTTGCGATCGCGCTCCTCTTTGTGCCGGCATCCGCTTTCGCGCAGAGCAGCCCTGGCGTGCTTTGCACGACGACCGGCGCCTTCCCGATCTATGACGGGACGCGATGGCTGTGCTCGACCGCGACCGCGCCGCAGGCGGCCATTCTCAACGGCACGATGAATCTGAACCCGCTCGCGGCGTCGTCGCAGCGTGGATTGAACATCACGACGTCGGGTCCGGGCTCTGGCAGCACGGCGGGCGCGATCTACAACAATCTTGTTCAGGGCTCATGGAACAACACCCTGACCGGTGCCGGCAGTCCGGGCACGCCGACCTGTCCGTGCTGGAGCCTGTTTCAAATCTCGGCTTCAACCGGTGCCAGTTTCGACGGTGTCGAAAGCTATGGCTTGGCGGTCGGCAACGTGATGGCGGGAGCCAACACCACGTCTTCGGATATCGTCGGCATTTCCGGCGGGGTCTATACCAACTATGCCACGCCCAATGCGAGATTCTATGGCGGCGCTTTTGCTGCGACGACCGGCCCGAACGGCACCACTCCGTTTCTGCTGGGGCTCGAGATTGCGGCGTCCAATGGCAATGCCACGCCGGGGGCGGTTGAAAACCGGGCCGCGATCAATCTCATCAGCTACGAGACCCATCAGGCCAGCACCTTCGATGCCGCGATTGCGATCTCCGGCGGCAATCCCGGCGGGCAGTTCGAGCACGTCATCGGCCTGTTCACCAAGGCTGGCACGCTCGCGGATGCGCTGTCGACGACGGGCGATATCATCTATGCGCAGACCGCTCAGACGGTCGGCAGCATCATCAACGTGCCGCTGCTGGATGTTACGAATTACGTCATCAACACCAAGAACGCCAAACTGACCGGGGCCGGAATTCTCGATCTCGGAACGACGGCGGTCGATGGCGGACTGGTTCTGTCCGGCGGCAGCGGCGCCAATCTGCAATTCGTATCGCAATACAATGGAACGCCGCTGTGGGTTCAGGGTGCGGTGTCGTCGACCTGGTATATCTCCGCGGTCGGCTTCGGCTCCAATGCGATCCAGATCGCGCATTCCACCAACCAGGTGACGATGCCGAACGGCCTTGCGGTGCAGACCTCGTTCAGCTCCACGGCCAACCTGTCGATCAACAAGACGCTGCCGCAAATCTTCATCAACAAAGCGGCCTCTGGCGACGATGCGCTGCTGGTAGGCCGGACCAACGGCTCCAATCGCTGGCTGTTCAATCTCGCCAACAGCGTGGCGGAAAGCGGTTCCAATGTCGGTTCCGATTTCAGCATCAGCCGCTTCAGCGATGCGGGAAGTTTTCTGGCAACGCCGTTCGGCATCAACCGGGCGACGGGGGCGATCTCGCTTGGCGAAGCGACGACGTCGGCGATTGTCGCTGCCTTGTCGACCGCCGCTGCCACGTCTTCGACGACCGGAGGCCTTCGCAGCGCCGGCGGCATCGGTGCGGCAGGAGCCATCTGGGCCGGCACCTATGTCGCGAGCGGCGTGGTGGCGGTCGCATCGTTGCCGACCTGCAATTCCGGCATTCAGGGCGCGCGCATGGTGGTCAACAACGCCACCGCCACCACGTTCGCATCGACCGTGGCGGGCGGCGGCGCCAACATCGTTCCGGTCCTGTGCAACGGCACCAACTGGATCATCGGCAGCGCCCCCGCCAATGACAATGATCCGCTGTCGATCCGCAAATACGCTTGAGGAGATTCCAGAATGAAATTCAGGCTCGCTGTCGTTCTGTTCGTTCTTGCCACGGGTGTCGCGCAGGCACAGGAAGCGAAGCCGGACAATCCGGCTGCCGCTGCCGCAATCGACGGGGATCGCAAGATCACGCTCACCGTCAACGAGCTGCAGGCGATCATCCGCTCGCAGGTGCAGCTCGCCATGGCGCAATACCTGGCACAGACCGATCTGGCGGCGGTGACGAAGCAGCTTCCGCAAGCGGCCCAGTCGGCGGCGCCGGCTCCGGCTGAGATGCCAAAACGAAAGCGCTGAAGCCCTTCACCGCTTCTGGAGCAGCGCTCCAAGCGCGGCCAGGGCGGCCTCTGCAAGCTGATGCAGTTGTGGCGTCGCGTCGGGCTCTTCGTCGTTTCCGTTCAGACGCAGATTCGCATTGTGGGTGGCGCGGAATTCCCGGATGCGCCGATCCATCGCTTCCGTGACGGCAGCCAGTATCAAGTCACGGGGTTGAACCATGCCGGGCCTTTGCTGGCGCCGGGTTGTAGCGCCAATATCACACAACCATATCGCATCCCATGCCGCCGCCCCTGAGTCAAATTGACTCACCCCGTGATGTTTCAACAGCAATCTGAGGGCGCCTGGCCCCGGGCAAACCCAAAGACAAACAGGAGAATCCACGATGGCCAGCTATGTCAAATACCAGGATGCGGTCGATCAGTTGAACCGCGGCATCCATTCCTTCATCGCGGCCGGGCACACCTTCAAGGCGGCGATCCATACCGACGCGCCGACGGTCGCAACAGACGACGAACTTGCCGACCTGACGCAAATCAGCGGCACCGGCTACACGTCCGGCGGCGAGGATATCCAGAACGATGGATCTGAAGCGTCGGGCACCTTCACCGCGACCGCGGTGGATGTGGTCTGGACTGCGGGCGCGGCGGACTGGACCTCAACCGCGCGCTACATCACGACCTATAACGACACGTCGACCGGCGACAAGCTCTGGAATTATTGGGATTACGGCGCGACCTTCGCGCTCGGAAACGGTGAGACCTTCACACTCGATTTTGGCGCGACCTGGTTCACGATGTCCTGATCGCCGCGCATTCAAAGCATCATCATCATCAGAGGAAAGCCAGCCATGAAAACTGCTGAGCGCCGCGACCAGATGGTCGCAACGGTAAACGCCACCGCCGCCAAGTGGCCGACATTTGCCGAGATGCCGGAGGTCGAGACCTTCAAGGCGCAATTCAAGCTTGCGGGCGATCCCGCCAAAAGCAGCGCCTTCTATATCGAGGCCCTGTATGAGCTGTGCTCGCGGGGGACCACCCCTACCGGTCGCGCCGGCGATTGTGTGGTGGGGGACTGACCGCCTATGGCTCACGTTCTCGCTTGTCCGCGCGTCAAGGTCTCCACGCTGGAGGGGCTGATCCCGCAGCGCTTCATTGAGGCGCTGGAGCATAATCAGCAAATCTCCTCCTGCTGCCGTCACCCGGAGAACCACGAGATCGAAGCGTGGCATTCCAACGAGCAGGAAGCCGAAGCAAAGAAAGCCCCGGACATCTATATCTTTCACTGCCCTTGCGGGCGTGCGCATCGGCGCTTCTGCGTCGGCGGCGGGGACGTGCGTCCGGTGTGGGAGGTCCGCTGAATGTCGAAGGTCGACCGCACGCAGGTCAGCAAGACCGATCTCGGCGACGGGACGGTCATGATCTCGGAGGAGCATTTCCTCGATGATGGGCGCGTGGAAACCTACATGTTCACGGCACCGGCCGAAGTCGATCAGGAATTGATCGCGCAAAGGCGCGCCGCCGAAATCGACGAGCGTGCAGCGATTGCGGCGCGTCCGGATGTTCTTCTCGATATGGCCTCGCGCGCGAGAGCAACGGCGGCCTCCTGCATAGCCGAAGCGGAAGCCCTGGAAGCAAAAGCCAATACCAAGGGGGAGGTCGCCCTTGACGCATCGCTACGTTGATTCCAACGCGGTCGGCGCGGGGACTGGCGCGGATTGGGCGAATGCTTATACGACGCTTGCAGCGGCGCTGACGGCGGATGCGGCTGGCGATAATATCTGGGTCGCGCAGGACCATGCGGAGACGCAAGCGTCCGCGATGACGATGACTTCGTCGGGGACGCCGGCGTCTCCTGTCACGATCATCTGTGCGAATAAGGCTGGCAGCGTTCCGCCGGTGAGGGCGGACTGGCGGACGACGGCGAGCGTGTCGACCACGGGCGCAAATGCGATCACTATCAACGGGACGTTCTACTGCTACGGCATCGCGTTCAATTCCGGAACCAGCGGCACCAACGTCACGATGAGCCTGACCAATACGTCCGGCAACGTGCAGCATTACGATTCCTGCAAGCTCAAGAACGGCACGGCCACCAACCCGAAAATCCTGCTCGGTCCTGCATCCGGCGCCCTTACCATCCTCGAAAACACGACGGTTGAGTTTGGCGGCACCAGCGGCGGGCTGGAGGTTGGCGGGGAGCTCATTTGGCGGGACACGCCTTCAGCAATTGCTGGAACGCCCCCGTCGACTCTGTTCACCAAAGTCTTCCGTGCGAATAATATTAAAGTTTCCTGCGAAGGGCTCGACCTCAGTGCGGTATCCGGCACGCTTGTCGGCGCCACTTCCACCCCGGATCGCGTGGAGTTCATCGGCTGCGATCTGCACGCCAGCGTGACGGTCGCGGCAACGCCGACCGGCATTGCTGCGGTTGTGGACGCGATCCGCTGCGATACCGCCAACAATCAGCGCCATGAGCGCATCGGCTACGCCGGCTCGCAATTCCGGGAGACGACGGTCGTTCGTACAGGCGGCGCATCGGACGGGTCCAACAGCGAAGCCTGGCGCATCGTCACGACCGCCAACAGCGAGCTGCTGTTTCCGTTCAGAGGTATGCCGATTACCATCTTGAACGAAACGGTGGGGCAGCCGCTCGACATCAAGATGCATGGCATCTGGGGCGGCGGCGCCGTGCCCGACAACGACGAAATCTGGTTCGACGTGGATTATTTCGGCAGCGCCGGGTCTCCGGTGCTGTCGCGCGCGAGCGGCAGAATGTCGGACCCATTCGGCACGCCTACGGCGCTCGATGCCGACTCGCAGACCTGGGGCGGCGGCACGACCGATTTCAGCCAGACCATAACCGTGACACCGCAGCAAAAAGGTCCAATCACGATCTGGCCGAATGCGGCGCTGCCGAGCACGACGTTCTATGTCTGCCCGAAACCCGACATTACAAATATCGCGATGGACAAGACGTGGATCTCAAGGTTCGCGGGCATGATCGCCCAGTCGGCCGGAAAACACGTCTGGCCCTCGGGCAATCTGGGAGTGTGAATCATGGCTGCGCCCTATAACCCTCCCAAGAAGAACGAGGACTTCGTTATCTATATCAGTCTGTCCGATATGGCGGCGCTCGGTTCGCTCAAGGCCAACCCCACCATCGCATCTGGCGACTTCAAGATCAGCAAGGATGGCGGCGCGTTTGCGAACCTCGCGACGCTCCCAACGGTTGAGCCGGCGAGCGGCGTGGGCGTGAAGGTTCCGCTCTCGTCCACCGAAATGAATTGCGACAACGTGTTCATCACCTGGGTCGATCAGACGACTCCGAAGGAATGGGCTGACGGGTGGATCAGCATCCCGACCACGCAATAGGGATGCCGTAGATGTTTCGGGGTCGGATATTCTTCGGAAATGGTTCCGTTGGCGGAGCCATTTCGATTGCGGCGGATGCGGGCTCCTATTCAATTTCCGGGACGGCCGCAGCGCTCAAGCGCGGCTATCTGATCGGAGCCGGTGCCGGCTCCTATGCGATCAGCGGCACCGATGCTGGCCTCAGATACGGACGCAAGGTTGCGGCGGCGGCTGGCTCCTATGCGGTCACAGGAACGGACGCGAGCTTTGTCCGAAGTTACAAAGCCGCAGCGGAGGCGGGCTCCTACTCGATTACAGGGACGGACGCTGGCCTTGAGCGTGGCTATGAAATCGCGGCGGATGCGGGCTCCTACAGCATCACGGGTGCTGCCGCCACCCTGAAGCATAGCTGGCGCGTCGCCGCGGATGCCGGCAGCTATTCAATCACCGGGACCGACGCCAGTCTCGAGCGAGGTTACAAGCTATCGGGTGAGGCTGGTTCCTATTCCATCGCCGGATCCGACGCCGGACTTGCTGTCACGGCTGCGGGGTCGTTCACGCTATCCGCGGATGCTGGTTCCTATTCGATCGCGGGGACCGCAGCCACCTTGAAGGTGGCATGGCGTGTCGGCGCCTCCGCCGGCAGTTATGCGATAAGCGGCAGCGATGCGACGCTTACAAAACAGGCCGCAGAAGCGCTCACGCTTGCTGCTGACGCGGGCTCCTATGCGATCTCGGGCGCCGCTGCGTCTCTCAAGGCCACCCGCCATCTCAGCGCGGAGGCGGGCTCCTATGCGATAGGCGGATCGGGTTCTAGCCTGCTCCGCCTCCGCAAGCTCATCGCGGAATCTGAAATCTACGTCATCACCGGCGCGGATGCGTCGCTGCGCCTGCAGCGGAAGCTGTCGGCGGATGCCGGCTCCTACCAGATTGATGGCCAGGCGGTTGCTCTGACTTGGTCCGGTACAACGCCGATCGTCGACATGACCGTCACGCTTGCGGCATTCGAGGGGTCCATCACGCTTGCGGCATCGGAAGGGTCGGTGTCGAAGGCGGCTTATGAAGCAACTTTTGTTCTCGACGCCGTGGAATAGGGGCATCCGATATGCAGCAATTCACGCGCGGCGCTACCGTGCGCATCCGGGTGCAATTCCGCGACGCGGACGGCAATGTGGTCTCCCCATCCGCCGCGAATGTCTATCTCAGCTATCTCGTTGGCCTTGCTCGAACCCCGCTGGAGGCGGCGCTGGTGTCTTCGGGTGGCTATTGGGTTTACGAATGGGATAGCCGGGACGCCTCTGCGGGTGTCGTGTTCGGACATGCCCGCACGGTCGATCCAGCCCCGATTTGTGCGGTGAACTTCGAATTCAGGCTTCTTTCGAACACGCCGAATAACACCGCCGCCGACGACTGACCGCGTAGCCCTTCCACAATCCCATAGGTGAATCATGCTGCGAGCGATTCTCGCCGCGCTCTTTGTGTGCGTGGCCTCTCCCGCTTTTGCCTTTCTGCAAGGGCCTTGGAATGTCGCCGCGCAACACGGCACGATCAAGGGCTATGCGAAAGCATCGTCTTCGCGATCCTGTCTGACGGCGGATACCCGTGCGGTGCTGGCAAGGCTCGAGGCGAGAGTAGGAGCGGTGTCCATCGTCTCGACCTGCCGGCCGGGCGCGACCATTGCGGGGACGGGAAGGCCATCCTTCCATCGCTACGGCAAGGCGGTGGATTTCAACACGCGGAAGAAAGCTGCGGCGATTTCCTTCCTGCGAACGCAAGGGGTCTTCGTCATGACCTATTGCGGCATGAGCCATGTGCATTTCAACACCGGGCAGGTGGGGACATCGTTCTGCGGTGCACGTCATGCCTATGCATTGGCGCGAAAGAGGGGGCGGCGATGATTATTCGAGTAGCTGTCTTGGCCGCCGTGATCCTCGCAAGCCTGGTGTTCTTTTTGGGGCCGTCGATGATGAGCACCGCTCTCTGGATCGTCGGCATCATCATCGGCATCCCGACGCTGATCCTGCTCGGATGGATCGCCATCATCTATCTGTCGGCGCTCGCCAATAAGGGCTGGTTCAGGTGAGGGTGCCGTGATCCGCGCCGCATTATGGATCGCTGCGGCCCTGGTCGTTTCGCTGCTCGCGATTGTGCGGCTTGTCGTCGGCGACGCCTGGGGCGACGGCTACCAGCACCATTCCAATCCATGGCTGTTGTCGTGGATCCCGGCGACCCGCTGCGTCACCAACGATTGCTGCTGGGAAGTCTCGGAGCGTGAACTGATCTCGCTCCCTGATGATGAATGGCAGGTGAGATCGACCGGCCAGGTGCGCAAGCGCACGGCGTATTCTCCGGACGGCAAGTTCTATCGCTGCGCCTGCGATTACGACAATGCCGGCAAGGTCTGGAACCGGCATCAGGGCGCCAACACGCGCTGCATTTTCGTGCCGATGCAGCTGTTCTGAAATCAAGGATCATCGCCATGTCGATTGTTGCGCATATCAACGCGCTGCGGCGCCCCGTTGTCGAACTGGGCGCGCGCGGCCCCATCGTCACCGATATCCAGAAAGCCCTCATCAGGGGCGGCTATTACAAGTTCAAGCTGGACGACAAATACGGCATCAAGACCGACGCTGCAGTCCGCGCTTTTCAGCTCGACAACCATGTCTCGGTCGATGGTGATGTCGGCTCGGTCACCGGCAGCTTGCTGGACAAGCTGCTCGGCGTCGAGACCTCCATCACGATTCCGGTCGCGCGCGCGTCCGGGGTGTTGCAAACCTTCCCGTACCAGAATGAATACACAATCCTTTGGCAGTCGATCGCGCTGAAGCAGAGCCGCATCAAGGAAATCGACCGGGTGATCGCCAAGCTTCGCGACTTGGCGCGGTGGAAGGAATATCTCCGCCTGTTCGAAGCGACAGGCGTGCCGCCGCAGGTCACAGCGGTGATCCATGAGCGCGAGTGCGGCGCCAATCTCAAGGGCGTCCTGCACAACGGAGAGCTGATCGTCGGCACCGGCCGCAAGACGAAACTGGTGCCGGCTGGCAGGGGGCCGTTCGCAACCTTCCATGCCGCCGGCCTCGACGCCTACCGGAAGGAAGGCCTCGACACCTTCGACTGGCATGCCGGCGGGCCGGCGCGTTGCGCCTATGCCTTGGAGAAATTCAACGGCTTCGGCTATCGCAAGCAGGGGATCAAGTCGCCTTATCTGTGGGCGGCAACCGATCATTACACGCGCGGCAAATATATCCGCGACGGCGTGTTCAGCGCGACCCATGTCGATACCCAGATTGGCGGCATGGCGATCCTGCGCCGGATGATGGACCTCGATGCGTCGCTGAAATTCTGATGTGTCTTTCTCGAAATCACGGAGAACCGATATGGCAACGACACCCAGCAAGGTGACGATCATCTTTGTGCGCGGCCTGTTCGGCTGGATTTATTCGCGCGGCATGGACACCCTTGCCGGGAAGTTTCGGGCGCGCGGTTACAATACGCAGGTCTGGAATCATTCGACGCTGTTCATCACGTTTTTCGGCAACACGAATGCGATCATCGCGGAGGTCCGCCGTCTCTCCAATGCGGGCCAGACCGTTTTCCTGGTCGGTCATTCGTTCGGCGGCAATACCATCCTGCGGGTGGCGCGCGGTCTTGGACTGAAGGTGAAGGCGCTGTTCGCGGTCGATCCGGCGCAGCAATACGACTGTTCGGTGCCGGCCAATGTCGAGCTTGCCTTCGGCTTTCGCAACGATGTCGGCGGGCTTGGCAGGGGCAGGTTGACGCCGCAGCGCCCTGGCATTGTCGATATCCCGCTGTCGGACAATCACGTCTACATCGACGACGATCCGCGCGTTCATAACCGGATCATTGCAGAGATCGCGAAGCTTTAGTCCCGCGCCGTCCGGGTCCGGCGGCAATCAACGATAGGTGAAACTATGAACTCAGAACTTCTGGAGCGACTGCTCCGCACGGCACTGCAGGTCGGCGGCACGTTCATGGTCGGTGCGAGCTGGTACAGCGATGCTCGCTGGGGCCTGATCACCGGCGCGGTCATCACCGTTGTCACGACCGGCTGGACGATCTGGGCCGGCTGGAACGCCCCCAAGAACGTATGACCTGGCTGCAGGCCATTGTTGCGCTGCTCGGCGTCATCCGCGATTTCTTTCATGCGAAGGAAAACGCGGATGCCCGGCAGGCCGGCCGTGACGAAGCCAACGCTTCCACGCGCGCCCAGAACGATGAGCGCGTGAAGGAAGCGGGCGAAGCCGAGATCGAAGCCGACAAGGATCACAAGACCATGCCGGGCGATGAGGCGTTCGATACCGAGTTTCGGAGGGATTGATGCTGACCTGCAAGGGCTGGGCGTTCGTCTATGTAGCGATCACCTGCCAGCCGGCGGGGGCGCCGCCGGACACCTATTGCAGCATCGCAAAGCCGATCTATTGGTCTGGCACGGACAGCCGCGTCACCAAGGAACAGGTTGATCGTCATAACCGCGTTTGGAAGAAATTATGCGGGGCGCGCTGAACGTGGAACACATCGGCACCATTCTGACGATTGCGGGCTTCATCCTGAATCTGATCGTGATCGTTGTCGGCGGGACATGGAAGCTTTCGCAGGTCGAAGGCTCGCTGCGCAAAGCGATCGAGGAATCGAGAAAGGAGATCGACGATCGGATCGATCTTCAAAGCCGCGAGTTTGGCGAGACGGTCGCCGCGCTTCGGCAAAAGATGCATGAAGTCGAGCTATGGGCGCGCGACACCTTCATGCGCCGGGACGGCTTCTACAAGATCAAGGACGAGGTGACCGGCGCTTTGAAAGAAGTGAGGGACGAACTCAAAACCGACCTTCGCCGGCTCGAAGAAAAGATCGACACCAAGACCTGA